TTACCCGAATCATCGGGAAAATCAGCGCATTTACAGTCTTGCAATATATTAATTATGTAAACAACAGACCGATTGGCAGGGTTAAGTATGCGCTAAATTAATTCCGCCAACGGGTATATTATAATATGTAATAACGTAATACAACAAACCGCTGCAAGCCATATACAAACTTTTTACCGCTTGCTACATACGCTTGTCTCATTTAGTACGCTTGCAAAACAAGTCACAAATTAGTCTTTTCCATGAAATACTAAATGAGAAAAATGAGAAAACAACTTAAGAATTTGCTATAATTTATTTTTTATTCTTGCAGATTCTGATTTTTTATATTAACTTTGCACCAAGGATAAGTAGAACAATTAACAGAAATACATTCATATGAAAATCATAGTATCACCCGAAATAGAATCAGTATGCCCTTCTTTTGTCGGTGCATGCGTAGAAGCTTCCGTTGTAAATACACAATACTGCCAAGAACTCTGGGATGAAATCGAAGAACTGGGCAGAAGATACAAACAGAAACTGACAACAGAATCGCTTAAAGACATGAGCGGCATAGCTGCTACCCGTAAGGTATATCGTTCCTGTGGCAAGGACCCATCCCGCTATCGCCCTGCCTCAGAAGCATTAATCCGCCGCTTATTACAGGGCAAGGAACTTTACCAGAGAGATACACTTGTGGATCTCGTAAACTTAGCCAGCATAGCCTATGGCTACAGCATCGGCGGTTTTGACGCTGACAAATTTCAAGGAGATACCCTTACCTTGGGAGTGGGAAAAGCCGGCGAACCTTATGAAGGTATAGGCAGAGGAACTATTAATATAGAAGGATTACCTGTATATAGAGACCAAATAGGAGGAGTTGGCACACCAACAAGCGATAATGAACGAACGAAGATGGAAATGAATACCACCCATCTCATCGTGCTTATCAATGGATATGATGGAAATGAAGCTAACGTTCGGGCAAATGCCGAATACATCCAAACTCTACTCAAGAAATACTGCATGAGCGACGGAGGAACTTATTTCATCTACAAATAGATAATCTCAGAGAAATAGATAATCTCAGAGAAATAGATAATCTCAGATTTCCAGACCGTTCCTAAGAATACAAATAGGGTCATCCCAATATTGGCATTTTTCTTCAAAAACTAAAGCAATGAGGACATTCATGAAAATTTTCCTATTAAGTTGTCTCCTTATATATATAATAGGTATAGGCAGCACAGAGGCTAAACACCTGGAAGAACGTCCCAAAATAGGACTTGTCTTGGGTGGTGGCGGTGCAAAAGGTGCTGCCACAGTAGGAGCCTTGAAATATATTGAGAAATCTGGCATTCCAATAGACTATATCGCAGGAACCAGTATCGGGAGCATCATTGGCGGTCTCTATGCCTGCGGTTACAGAAGTGAAGAACTTGACAGTATGTTCAGATCTCAGGAATGGATGAATTTGCTGACAGACCGCAACATGGAAATCTGCGAAAAACCCATTGTTAAGCGGAATGGCGTTACATACCTGTTTGGGTTCCCGATAGCCAGAAAGGGAAGCAAGTTGATTGACAAATCCGTAGGTATGATACGAGGTGATAAGATCTTCGCCCTACTCGATTCTATGATAACAACCAAGCTCACTATAACAAACAAACAAAGTTTTCAATACGGAGATTCTATCCACCAACAAGATAGTATTTCCTTCGATAGTTTACCCATCCCTTTCCGATGCGTAGCAACCGACTATATCAACCGGCAGAAAGTGATACTCAAGAACGGCAATTTAGCAAGAAGCATGCGAGCCAGTATGGCAATACCAGGTGCATTCAAAGCCATCGATATCAATGGAATTGAACTATTAGATGGCGGACTGGTGGATAATCTTCCCGTAGATGTGGTGCTTGATATGGGAGCAGATATTGTGATAGCCATTGACTTAACGGTTAAGAAACATGAAGACAGTAAAGCCTGGAAAAGAGAACGGAAAGCCAAAAAGTATGAAAATGCAGAGAAATTCATGGGGCAACTCCTCCATTGGATAACCCAGCGTCCAGACCTCAGCCAATACCAAGAAAATCTCCGCCATATCAACGTTTATATCAATCCAGATTTAAAAGGATTTTCCGCAGCCAGCTTCAGCGATAAAAAAGTAATAAAGATGATAGAAAAAGGAGAAGAAGCTGGAAAAAAGGCCATGAAAGATCTCTTGAAAATCAATAAGAAAATACAAAAGCAACACAAATAAAAAAGCGTCGCTGTTACCAAATATTTTGGCTACAGCAACGCTTTTCTGCTATATCTGACACAAAAACTCCAAAACTTATTTACGCAATATACACCCAATAGATACCAGCCAAAATTGCTAATACCAGTATGCCGATAATAGTCTTAACCAAACATGTTGCAACTTTCTTTACAATCAAGAAGCCAACGACCAGCACAACCAAGGCAAAAATATAATATCCGAAATCATCCATTTTACTATTATAATTTATTTAAAAAGACTAAAATCGAGACTCATTACTTCATAAAAGCCTTACCATATTTTTACTTAAAAACCTTACGGAACTCAGCAGGAATAGGAGTTTCAAACTCCATAGGCTGATGAGTTACAGGATGATAAAAACAGAGCACATATGCATGAAGACAAAGACGATGACAAGGATCATCTCCATTGCCATATTTTATATCCCCACAGACAGGATGTCCCATATCAGCAGTATGCACACGAATCTGATTTTTACGACCAGTCTCTAAGCGAAACTCTACCAAAGAATAATCAGTCGAACGAGTGAGCGTATGAAAGTGAGTTACAGCATATTTACCTCCATTATCAGTAGGACTACTATATGTAATATAAGCTTTATTATCCTTGAGCCAATTAGCAATCGTTCCCTCATCTTCCTCCATCTCTCCAGAGACAACAGCTACATATCTACGGTCATAAACATTGTTGTGCCAATCATTCTCCAAAGCAAGTTCAGTCTGCTTATCCTTCGCATAAATCATCAGACCAGATGTATCACGATCAAGGCGATGAACGACATGTGCCTGACAATTCTGACGTGACTTATGGAAATAGTCATCCAGAACAGCTTTCACATTCAGCGTAGAATGCCCAGCAGCCATACTCAAGATACCCACGTTTTTCTCAACAACGACAAGATACCTATCCTCATAAACTATCTTGACAAATCGGTTTTTAAACTTATCATTGTTTTTCTTAGTTTTGCTGACTGAGATTTTCATACCAGGACGCAGCGCATAATCAAACTGCGTAATGATCTTACCATCCACTTTAATACCTCGTCCCTGGAGAGTCAACTTAATCTTGGTTTTACTCTCCCCCTTGATATTTTCAAGAAGCCATTCCAGGAGCGGAGCCGGTTTTCCGACTACATAGTGAGCATATTCGTTAGGAACGCCATAACCTCCCCTTTGGTTGGCACTTTTCTGCCATTTATTGCTTTGATGCGCCATATTCTATTTCTATTATTTTCAATTTTCAAATGTTTTAAAATACAAAAGTACTTCTTTTTGACAACACCACCAAGCCTCTGTGACATTTTAACTAAAAATTAAGCAAGTTTTATCATCAAAGTATTGATATTCAAATATTTTTTCGTAACTTTGCAGCCAAAATTAAAAAAGAAAAGGTATTAATTAATAATGATCACAGTAACGAATTGTGCATTCTAAGTTTGTAAGTCTCTGTATATCAGTTATAATGATAAAATAACAATCCGTTTGCTTTACAGAAAAATCGCCAAAAAGAGGTATTTTGAGGTAATCTAAGGTTACTTTTTGCAAGTAATATGCAAGTACTGCTTGCCTGTAAAATGAAGGATTAAAAAGGAAATCATAACTATGAAGGTATATGTAGAGTCAAAGACAAGTAAGGTATTCTTTTCGGTAACCCACATGACAAAGAGGTTCTATGTCTACACCGGGTTACAGACAACCGAGAAGTTCAGTGGCATGGTGTTCCCGAAGTCTGATAAGTCAGCGAAGTCAAAGACAAGAAGGCTTGCAGAACTGTATGCCAAGTGTGAGAGCTATATCCTCGACCATCATAGCGAGTCTCCGGATATGATGAAGGAGCATCTGAAGGAGATCTGTACGGGTGCCAAGAAGGAAGATAAATCTCCGTTTCTCAGCTTCATGAAGGCATTCGCCGAGACAAGAGAGAGGCCGAATACCAAGAGAAGCTACGAGAGAACCTACCGATGTGTAGAGGCATACGATAGTAAGTGCAGCTTCAATAGCATGACTAAGGACTGGATTGAGGGGTTTATCAGGCATGAGATGGATAAAGGAAGAAAGGCCAATGGTATCTCGAACGACATCACACATATCAAGGCAGTCTTTAGAAAGGCAATAGATGATGGAAAAACGCAGAACTTTCCGTTCCACTCCATTAAGCTCAAAAAGGAGGAAACCAGGAAGCGCTGTCTGTCACTGGAGCAGATGAGAGAGCTCAGGGATTCCAAATTACACGGCAAGCAGGCTATGTACCGCGATTTCTTCATGTTGGGGTTCTACCTCATAGGCATCAACGTTTCAGACCTCCTGACGCTAAAGAAGGAGGATTTTCGCAATGGCAGGATAAGTTACTACCGTAACAAGACAGGTAGATTGTATGATATCAAGGTTGAGCCGGAAGCTATGGATATAATAAACAGATACCGAAGCCGAAAGCCACAGTACCTACTCAGATTCTTTGAGGACGCAGGAACGTTCAGTGTTGATCACTTCACGAACAACCTGAACCGGACACTTAGAAGAATTGGACCGAAAGACCCGAAAGACAGAAGAAAGGCTACGGTCTGTCCTATCGACAAGCAGATGTCGTCGTACTACAACAGGCATAGCTGGGCAACGTTTGCGTCAGAAATCGGAATATCTCTCGAAACAATAGGTAGGGCGCTTGGTCATTCCGTTTGGGAAAAGACCGTTACGGCAGTATATGTAAAATATGACAATAAGAAGATAGACGAGGCGAACCGAAAAGTCATCGACTATCTGAACGGTTAACAAAGAAAATCCCCACGCCATCGGAAAATGACGTGGGGAAAGTTGTTTTATGACAAGCATCTATTTGTAGAATTCATCAAGCTCCTTGTCAAGTTCAACGATTTTATCGGAAATCTCAGATTCCTCCTTCTCTTCATGATTCATCGCATCAACAAGTTGTCTCGATGTTATCTTGCGCTTGCAGTAATTGACCTTGGCGCGTTCGCATTTCCATCTTTCCCGCCACAGCTTCATCAGTAGTGTATAGAAGTTTACGAGCTTGCTCTTTTTGGCAATCTCTAGATGATCACTCTCAGCTTCCTTCAGCTTTTCCTTTGTCTCTATCAGCTCTATTTGAAGCTTCTCGTTGCAGCGGAGGATGTAGCAGCATTCGGTAGCAAGGAGAGTTATGAAGAAGCAATCTGCAAATATATTCCAAAAACCAAGGAACGCCTCCGCAATACAGACGCAAGTCCCGAGGATGATGCATACGACTAAGATGTCGATGCGGTCGAAAATCATTTTTAATCTTTCTTTCATAACATTCAAAAATTAGATGCCCGCCCCGAGCTATAAGCAGGAGACGGGCACGGTAAATTACTTAGTTGTCATCATTAACTGAGGAACGTTTCCGTATACGGGAAGTTGGCCATTCCATTTCTAAATCCACATCTTTTTTAAGATAGCAGGAGTAAGAGAGGCTGTCTTGAGTTCGTTAGCCTCGCGTTCTGCACGTGCCTGTACGAGCATCTTTTCTGCCTCTGCCTTCTTGACCGCAACCTCGTTGAGTGCTCTCTGTGCCTCCTGGATAGCCTTGTTTTTCTGATTGACGGCCTCCACGATGGAACTCGGATACTTTAAGCCGGAAGTCAGCTGCTCAAGATGAAAATGCTCCTTAGCAAGAGCATTACTAAGCTGCGTCTCGATGGCACGTTCAACCAGGTCCCTGTTGCTGACAATCTGATCAGTTGTGTACTTGTTGAGCTGAATACGGAACGCATCCTTGACATAGTTGAACAAAGTTCCGTTCACGATATCCTTCAGTTCCTTGCGGTACTTCTTGAATACTCTCGGAGCATTACCGTCAACCATCTTCAGTGACACGGTAGGATCTACGGTAAATTCAGAGCCATCCTTGGCGTTGATGGTGAACGCAGGGTAGTCGATAGTCTGAACAAACGTCGGATACTCATAGACCTCCTCAGTGAATGGATTGTACCACACGCGGCCGGTAACGAGGCTAACGTCATCAACACCCTTGTCGGTGCCATAGAGGTTCACCAGGATACCCTCAGAACCTGCGTCGATACGCTCGCAAGAAGTTAAACACAGCGCTGAAAGAATCAGCGAAAACATGAACACGAATTTAATCTTTTTCATCTTTTCTATTTTTGAATGTTAAACAATCTGTTGCGATGGAAACGAGAAGCCATATCAGGAGGATGGCTACGCTTACGATGTTCGTTGTCGTGTCTGCCTTGCTCACTCCCCTGAGCCCGACATCTACGACCATGAGGGTTATTACAACCCACGCCACGAATGCGGCGATTTTCCATTTAATTTTCTTCATTGCTTCTATTTTTATATTTTAATATATACAACACCTCTATACCCATAGGAAATACAAGATAGAAGATTAGTGTCTATTACTTTTCTTTATTCCATATTTGTCGCAAATCTCGCAATACGCTCCGTACGCCATTTCGTCTGCCATCTCGTTATAATGGTCGCCGTTGTGGCCTTTAACCCAATGCAAGCGAACTCCAGCAACGTGGCGAGAAAGCTTTTGGTATAGTTCCCACAAGTCACCATTTATACCCGGCTTGTATGATTTCTCTAGAGTCAGTATGCTATATTTGCTATCAGTGTAAACATCGATACAAGCGCCGTCTGGGCAAGCATTGACTGCTGAAATTATAGCAAGCAGCTCCATGCGATTATTCGTCGTATTGAGCTGACTGTGATTCTTGACTCTAACAACTTCTCCATCCTTGATTAAGACGTAAGCAGATCCACCTGCTTTTGTGGCCGAGTTGTTATCACAGCTACCGTCAGTATAGGCGATATAGTGCATTCCGTTATCCGGGAACTCCTCTTCTTCTCCACTTTTTTCTGATACTGATGCTCGTTTGTATGGTTTGCGACCGAATTTTGAAAGAACGATGCCATTATAGCATATAACCAGTATCTGCCAGCTCTTTGGAGGGTCGCCGTTTTTCTTCCTCCAACCAACTTTTTGGCAGGTTTTCCACAATTCTGATGTGAACTCTCTGTCATTATACCCAAGCTTCAGTGAGCAGAAGTCCTCAAACTCCTCGCGCGTGGGTATAATAATATTATTTTCTTTATCTTTATCCATGATATAATATTTTATTTAAATTTATACTTACATTATTTAAAGAATATGGAACAGGTTGCAGATAGCTGATTGAGAGAATCCCCCTTACCCACAAGAAAAAAAACTTGTAGGTGTTGGATTCCTCGAATGGCATGGACCCAGTATATTGACCCTTCATTCGACCTCTGCACGAACTACACGTACTTCAGCGTCGCAGCTTTCGGATTGTAGTATCCACCCTTCTCGTGCCTTCTGCGATTAAACCCTGCACTTTTGCCATGAGTCCCACTTGCATTTAAAGTCTTGGTGTGCGTGGTGTATTTAGCCGTCTCTTCCACCTTGACTTCGAGGAATAGGATAAAAGAATTTACCCTATCCTCTACTCAGTCGCTCTCCGAGTATTGGATAGGGTATATCATGGAGTGGCAAAAGCCACTAAGATAAAGCATATTCAATTTATCAGCGAGCGATTTCTGATAAGCTGATGCAAAGATACGACGATTATTCTTATCCTCCAAATGCCTGATTTGTGCAAAAATTGCACTCGTTAAAGTAAAAAGTAGTGACAAAACTTTCGTAAGTACCATCCTTACGAATCGTTTCGGATGAAGAAAAAATGGCATTTTTCAATATTCATTAAAGTACAGAATATTTACAATTAGCTGTTTTTAATAAAAAGTTAGATTTTTTATGTTTTTCGTGGTGAGTTTTTGTAAAATAGCCGCCTATCTGCAAGTGGATAAGCGGCTATAGTGTACGAGAAACTGCGATTACAGATGTCCTATATCATCCTTGGATATCCAGGCTCCGTGACTCGGCTGTTTGACAAGGGTACAACCGGTAAGGTCTTTTACTCCCAGTACCCTGCATAGTTCCTCATCATGAAAGTCCGCGTAACACCACCACTTTGTCTCGTTGGTATCAACAAACCAGAGTTCATCGTCCTCTTTGACAGTTGCAACATGATAACCATTCAGGGGCGAGAAGAAGGCATCCTGATTGTGGTCATAACAAACATCAAAAGTTCCGTCTTCGTTATCACTATATCGATAACCTGTCTTAATCAACTCTTCTTCTAACATATTTTTCCGCTTAACCGTGATGCGTAGGGCTTGGTTATTAATTGCAGGAGCTGAAGCTCCTTGGTTTGGCTAATCGGGGCTAAATCTTAACGATCATCTTCACGATTTTTGTTACCGTTCTGTATTCAGGAAGTTCGATACCTAAACTCACGAGATAATCTTCAAGGGTTTTCTGAATCCACTCAAGCTTATCGCCTCGATTCTTATTTGAGGACTTGAGGTTGTTAAACTCCGCATCAGCTTTGAGCGACTTCTCGCTTCTCTCTTTCTCTAAAGTCTTTTCCAGTTCAGCTATTCTGTCCTTGAGCTCCTGATTTTCGGAAACAAGCCTGTCATAGCTGGCGAGAATCGGCTTCATCTGATACTCGTAAGGTACATCTTCATTCATCATTTTCTTCATAATTTCTAATCTGTTGGTTAATAATAGTCAGATTATTATATCTGTTTTTGGTATAAAATCCTCCCCTACCCTCACGGGCAAGAGAGGGCACAATTTAGTTATGTTAAAAAATCATTTTCCACATTTAATAACTTCAAACACGCTATGTTTTCCGTCTGCGGAAAGTCTGTTTCCGTTTTCGTCGCAAGGATGGCCATCTTCGTTTACCCACAGCTTCTGGTCGAATATCTTCTCGGTCATACCGAGAATCTGGAGATATTCCTGTGCTTCAAAAATGACATTCTTGCCATCTTTTTCTGCCTGTTTGAAATTCTCAATGAGCTGACGATTCAAGCCTGGAGCTGTAATGTCGAATTCTTTAATTTCGTCATGATAATGGATATCGAGTATTTCCAGTTCTTCTATCATTGCTGAATTTGTTCCGATTTCGCCTGTCAGAGCCTTCATTACAGTCTCTTTCGAAAGCTTTTCGTACTTCTTACGGCACTCAGTGACGAGTCTATGAAACTCCTCTTTTGTATAATTTTCTACCATATTCGTTATTTTTTTGGTTGAACAATAGCAGGAGATGGTTATTAGCCACCTCCAGTTTGGCTTAATCCTCATCAGGCTCGTCGTCGTTATCATAGACTCCGAAGAGCTTAAGTGTGTTGCTATCAATTTCTGTCTTGCCTACGATGTATCTCTGGGTCATCTGTATGTTCGGTTTTCCGTTTGATAAATGCCCCATCATTACCGCAATCTGTTCCAATGGCACACCTTTCTTCGACAGGTTTGTCGCAAACGAACGCCTTCCGGTGTGTGAAGAGATGAAGCGATACTTCTTTCCAGTCTCTTCCTTTCCAGCCTTGAATACCTTCGTGTTCGTATCTATTCCGCATTCACGGCAGATATCACGAAGGGTTCTGTTGAAGGTCATCTCGCTGATTTCTCCAGGAAGAGGTTCAACGCCAGTACCGCATACCAGGAACGGACGGAGCTTCTTGTGGAGAGGAACCCTTACCTCTGTCTTGGTCTTCTGTGCCACATACACAAGAAAGTGCCCGGTGTCATCAATGTTTTCAGGAGTTATCCTCTGACAATCACTATAGCGTGCTCCACAGAGGCATTCCATGAGAAACATGCGCTGAACATATCTCTTCGTCTTTCCCTTTGGGCTGTAATTAAGAATTCTGTCTATTTCCTCATCCGAGAGATAGACTGACTGGACAGGAACAGCCTTCGTTCTGAGTATTTTTCCGAACGTCGGGCTGTTAATCTCCCTTGTGGCATCATTCTCACGTATTACTGCCTTAATTGTGGCGCATACGGTCTTTGCCGAGTTGGGAGCATAGTGCTCCTTGATTTTCTCAAAGAGATCACGGAGGTTGTCGTCAGTGACGTCTTCCCACAATGGCTTGTGGCCCAACAACTCCTCGAACATCCGAACTACATTAATGAACTTCGGATATTTCCAAATGTAAGCTCCATAGAAGGTGTTGTGTCTCCACGCATTGCCGTGATAGTCCGCAAACCAACCCTGCTTAATAGCGAGTTTGTACTTCTGCTGCTGGGTATAGTTTAACCTCTCCCAGTCTCTTGTCTTTAAATGTATTTTTTCCATAATTCTAAAATTGGTTTATTAGTGGCAAAGTTACGCATTTTATAAGCATAAACCATACACTTTGCCGTTTTTAACGCTAATTTAACCTTCAAGCTCATCGTTAAGTTCTGATACTATTCTTGCGAGCGTATCGAAGTCCATCCATGTGTTGTCCGTAGCAAGTACTCTTCTCTCGGATTTGTCTACATCCACTAAACGGATAGCAAAAACCGGTAGAGCCGTATAAGTATCTCTTATCGCAATCTTTGTCACCTCGTAGTTTTCTCTGTAACCAAGTACAGGGTGCTTGAATTCTTTTCTAAGGATGCCATGCTCCTTCATAATCTCACGGATCGTACACGCAAGCTCAATCAACGCATAGCTGCGCATACTGTAAATCATGTCTGTTAATTCTTTCTTATTCATAATCTTAACATTTTGGTTTAACTTGATACCCACCGTTTCCGGCAGGCTTGTTTGGCTTAGTCTTTTCTTTCGATATCAAGGCCCGTAAGCACGCCTTTCATATAGGCTAATGTCTCTTCCTTGCATTCCGATAGAAACTTCTGGCAGCCATCAATGATAACGCCGTACTTACCGCTCGGATAATTCTGTAGAGAGCACGAGTGGTAATGCTTTCCGGATTTCTCCTCGATTTCTCCTGCGAGTCGCTTCCCTTCGTCGGTCTCATTTGGACGATTTTCTGGGTACTCATCGTAAAAATACTCGTGCCATAAATCTAGTAGCATATCCTTGCAATCCTCCATATCTTGCAAAATATCCGATAATTTGTATGGCGCGCCGTTAGCACCATGTCCATCCTCGCCAATCCATTTGCTGGCTTCCTCGTCAGGATCGAAGTCGCTATAATATTGGTACAACTTATCCATGAAGTCAGACTTATTGCCATTCTCGAACCAAATTGTGGCGATAAAGTCTTGGTCTTGTGGGGAATACTTCTCTAACTCAACGCAAACCTCACCTCTTTCGTTAGGTGTATCGCTAACGTTATAGCTCCAGTCTAAATCCTCTGCTAATTTCAAAAAATCATTCATATCTTTAAGTTTTATTGGTTAATAATAGGAGCGTGAAACAATAATGTTCCACGCCTTGTTTGGCTTTTACACCGGCAGAGACACGATATATTCCTTCTTCTTCTTTCGTGTTCTGCTCTTGACATCGAAGTGACAGTAATCTCTAAGCCATATCACGGCATCCCTTATTACAGGTTCGTCAACTATAAGAATCGGGCGAATCATCCCTCTTTTGTTCATTGACTGGTAATCAATGAAGTCAAACTTATCGTCAGGATCCTCGCACTTCTTTTTCCAGATACTCTCGTCGAGATAGTCTTCGATAAAATCCCCCTCTGGCGGGTTCTCCATCTCAATGAATCTCTTCGGAGTAAGAAGAATCGTATCTTTTGCCTCATGGGTCATAAAGAAGTTCTCAATAATTTTGTTGAGTTCTCCTGTTTTCAGTTTCTTCTGTACGATACCCTTCTTCTTCATGATACTGGAAGCGTCGAGTATTACTGTTGCTTTTCTTACTGTTGCCATAATTCTATTTTTATTTGGTTAGACATTGTGGTACAAAGACCGGCGTATCTCACGACAGACCGGCTTGAACCATTTAAACAAATTTAGTTATGATAAAAGTGGCCAGCCAATATTGACTGACCTGTTTGGCTATTTTACATCTATTTCCACATTATAGTTCAGTTTTACTGTGAGAAAGTCGTTTCCAAGAAAAAAGGTGTAGATTAAAGGGTTTGCCATAGTTTCTTCGAGATACTGCGTTGTATGACAAATATTTATGTTGTTTTCTGCACACCCAGTCAATCGTTTGACAATCTCCCTTCCCCATTCAACAGGGTCGTAACGATGCAGCTTTCTGATAGACATGTAGTTTCCGTTGATTTCTATCATTGTAGGTACATCTCCAACAAAACCAAGATGGAATTTGTTGCTGATATACGGCTTATCAAAGATTACATCGAGAATTGATTTCTCAATGATATCATTTCCTTCAATGATAGCCTTTACGTATCTTCTCGGATTTACGTTGATTTCTTTCATAATTCTTAATTTATTGGTTAGACATGGAATCGGTTACCGAATCAGTAACCGACTTTTTGGCTATTCCAGTCCCCAGCTTGGCGCTTTGCTTTACTCTATTGATCTAAAGAGCTTCGTAAGAAGGTGATCTCCTCGGGTAATAACCGGAGGAGATCACCTTCATTGCAGAAGCTATCGTTAAGTTTGCCGGGCCGCTGCAATAATAGGTAGCGAACCTTTGTTTTTCAGAGGTGATTACTTCTTCTTCCACTCGTCAATCTTACCCTGGACGCTGATATCATTGTCCTTGATAAGCTGCTTGAGAACACCGAGCATTCTCCAACCCTCGTTGCTATACTCAAGAGCAAGTTTGTCAAGCTTCTCTAAGGACTTGGCCTCAGACATCTTTCTGCTGCCATTCTTGAATCTTGCTCCATGGAACATAATGAGGTTTCTCATCGTGTAGTAGGAACCAGAACCCTTATAGGCGCTGATGAACAAGTCTGACTGCTTGGTCTTCCAAGCCAGATGCTTGCGAATCTTGTTAAACTTCTTGACAGCCTTATAGACGTCCTCATAAGTGTCCTTTGCATACATTTCTACTGCAAGTTCCTTGAGAGGAGCATATACCTTCTTCTCCAAGTCAGCCACAAAGATATCCTTGTTCTGAAGACGTACGTACGGCATTCCCTTGCAGGTATGCTTGTAAGTCTTTTTGCTGTCATACTTGTTCTTGTAGATAAGGTTGTTCTCGATGTAGTATTCGAGCTTCTTGATGTAGTCCTCTGCGATCTCGTAAATCAGCATACCATTGAACCAGAAGTTTCTGCTTCCTGCATTTTTTGTATCTCCGTGCTTGCTCATTTTCATCTGAGCATACATCTCGCGCTCGATCACTCTCCACTGATACTCATAGCCTTTGCGCTGTAGAATTTCATTGAAAGTATCTCTTCCAGTCTCCATCTGTCTGAGCATGTGGAACATCTGAGACATAACCCAACGACGGAACAGCTTCCAGTTGCTTACGTATCCACCCTCGACAATCTTCTTGCCTACCGCATCGATGGCTGCATCGTCCATATCAACAGGAACCGCTGCACCATTCTCAATCTTGACAACCTTTTCATCGCCAAGAGTGAAATAGTTACTTACATCAACGCCTGCTGCCTTAAGAGCCTCGATACGCATCTGAGCCTTTGTCTTCTTCTCAGCTGCTGCGTTCTCTACATTGCTAGTTACTACCTTAAGATCTGTACCTGTGATTGTTACAATCTGCTTCATAATTCTAATAATTTTAAATGGTTTGTAAAAATTTATTTAACTCTTGCGGATGAGGCTTATGCCCCACCCTTGTTTGGCTCAATCCAGTCTCTCAAAATGACCAAATCCTTGTCTTTTTCATAACTCCAGAACCATGTACCCCATGAAGGATTCCACGTAAGGCGTCCGAGAATTATGCAGAACAGGATATACACCTCCAGTCTGCATCTCGCCACCTCACGTCTCTCACCATACATCATATCTTCGTCTGAGAGTTCTTTCTCAGGCAAAGCCTTGAAATAGTAGCGGCGATGCGATTCAGAGCGTTCTGATGGTACTGAATGCTTGTATTCGTGATATAGCTGCTCTATCTTGCTCATTATTTCTTCCTCTGTGGAAGGGTATGTGCCAAGACAGCCATCATACTGCATATCATTCACGATAATCTTACCATTCACCCTACAAGTTCTCTTCTGAAAGTTGACGGTGAACTTTGCACCATCAATAACTGCATTGATAATTTTGTCGTATATCATAATTCTATTGTATTGGTTAATAGGGATAGTGCTTATTCTAGCACTATCAAATTGGCTTCTTCGAGTTCATCCTTACTCAGTACATCTTCGTCTTCTCCGATGTGGATATAGAACTTATCTCCGTTCGCCCACTCCATTGCACGCATATACAACCAGTGAGCATCCTCGATAGAGAATCCGTCTGCACTTACAGAATCAAGCATCTCATCCATGCAAACTTCCGACGTTTCGTACTCTTTCTTGATTTCCTCAAGCTTCTTTAGTAATTTGCTGTTCATAATTCTAAAATGTTGGTTAATGGCAGTACGCTCAAAGGATTTGTTGTGTTGCTTTATGCGCTCGATGTAAACAGTCGAGTGAATCCTGAGTATCCAGTGAGATTCTCCTGGAGACTCAGGAAGATACGGACTGTTTGTCTAAATCTTTCCTTCTTGCGTACTATTCGGTTCACAATAACCTATTCTGGCTCATGCTGATACGTTGCATTGCTTTAAGTTTATGATTAGATACATCACTCAGAATGAGATGACTGCTCTATGGTACTTTAGTACCAGCTCTTAGTCATATCAAATTGAGGGATGTAGCATAAACACCCAGCTCTTGCCAGACATCGCTGCAACACGAATGACCTATCTCATGTATTATGTTGCATGGATATATACTTGCGATTAGGTCCCGTGAGTGAAAGATGCCGTCGATACCGATAGACATCGACGGCATCATTCCACTTACGGGATATTAAACCTCATACTCTTGATAAGTCGTGATGCAATTCACTTTTTGGTTGTTTGCAGGTACACTCATAGGTCTGTTGCTTTCCTATAATCAACTGATACGAACCAGATGGATTACGCGGGTTAATATTTAACCTAAGGATTAACCCGCGTTATTTGCAAACTGGTTGGTAAATTACAGCCTCCTCGTGTACCTCGTTTGGCAATAACGTTGTCTTCATCTGAGAGCGTGGCACGTAGCTGTAACAGCTTGATTCGAGGGCTGTTGTAAGCCGCCGGATGACCCTGGTTGGTGTTACCGGGTTAGCCGGCGGCATGGAAACAGTCACTCATAAATTCACTCTCCTTTGAAGACTACCCTCGTGCTAAGGTAATTCCCTGACCGATGGCTCGGCACAATACTTTATGATTCTGATTTCAGCACAGGATTCGCCAGAATAGGTGATCCAGGACGTCGTAAGTAAGTATACGAAGACGTCCAGGATCAACTACTCTGGTTAAGAGAACCTGTGGTATTAAACATTGCCATCCGCCAGGGATTGGTGGTGTGCGCCACCGGTGGAAGTCATGCGGACTGGCACATTTCTGTACTCATTTGATTAGGCACGCCTTGTGTATCTTCAGTATGGTCCCTTTGGTCTCAAGTATCACTTGAGCGAAAGTGGCCCAGACTGAGGAAATCATAGAGGCGTGACATAAATAATCCGTCCTTCTCCCACGTCCGTGTGCTCGGATACACAGAGTCTGTCGGTCAGAAGATACTGCGCATAGCTATATTAGCTTGATAATATCCTGGTGGAGAGGATCGTATGGACCATCTCGGATTCTGAGATAGGTCCTACGATCTTCGAGACCGGATGTTTAAACCACATCTTCATTCCAACAGTTCCTGCGCTGGAAGCTACATCTACAGAGTATTCACCAATGTGTTGTACGCTGCCCTGCTCGTTCGTAAGGCATTCTGAGCACAACCTATCGATAGATACCCCTTGATTTCGCTCTCTGTCTTACCCCTGTTGGCTTTCACGTTTCTTCCACGGCCTCGGTCTATACAACCTACAGCCTGAGTCTTCACGTAGCCGAGTCCACCAACCTTTCTCTTATTCGTCTTGACCGCACGGATGCAGTCCATGACGAAGGTGTTGAGCTTATTGATGTCCTCTTTTACGTTGATGACAGGTAGGACCTGAGTAGCCCAGGAGAAATCCTCGTATCCCTTGTAGAGATATCTGTTGACAGCGTTTATTGCTTTCGTCATCGTGGTATCACGTTTCTTTATCGTCCTCTTCTCAATCTCCTTCTGAAAGGTCTTGATACGTGTGGACGACAGAGAGATGTCGTGACCCTTAATGGAATATCCGAGAAACTTGAACCAATGATTAGCATCAAGATACTCAACTTTCTTCGGGTTGAGCGTCATCTGCATCATCTCCAGCTCGCTCTTCATAATATCCATGGCTTTCTCATAGTCTTCGCCGACAAACAGCGTATCGTCGGAATAGCGGACGTAATATCCGTTAAGCTTAGACAGCTTGTCGTCAAGATGATAGAGAATGACATCAGCCAGCCATGCCGCAACAGAACATCCTTGCTTGAGGGACTGATACTTCTCGCAGAGGTTGTTGTCCTCATCGAAATAGATATCTGTGTGATAGTAGTCACGAATGACATCTATCAGTGCAGATTTTCCAAACTTCTCCTCTACTTTGTCAAATGCCCAATCTATGAATCGAATAGGCACGGAATCAAAGTATTTGGAGAAGTCACCTTTCCATCCGATGACTTCTCCCTCTGCTGAGTATATTATCCGAGACACATCTTGTACAACACGGCCGCATCCGATACCTTTCTGATATGACATGCAGCGTGGATGCACCATCTCTGGCATCAGCTCGAACAGGAGGTCGTTTGCTATGCTCAAGAGGATTCTATCTACAGGTTCATTCACATAGACCGTACGGAAATCTCCGTTGTCTTTCGGAATCTTGGCTGTATGAGGCGGCATTATCTTGTAATTACCGCTCTTGATTCTCTGATACATAGCCAGACGAGCCTCCGGTGTTGTCATCTGATACATTACTGCTTTGTTCATGTCCTTGAATAAGCCTTTCTCGATAGCATACTGCCATCTGGCTTTCTCAAAGAACATGCTTAGGATTCTGTCTTCATTCATAATTCTTATGTTTTGGTTTGTGTGGTGGCACACGACCACCTTTTAGCTAAAACAAATATTCTCCGGAGCCTTCGTCATAGTGAGGGTAGTAATCGGATGATGCCTGGTCTGCATCGTAATCCATCTGAGCCATCTCCTCAGCTACTGCCCTATCTCCACACTCGCGGAAATATTTCTCTTCCAATTCTTTTTGCATTTCTCTTGTCATATTCGTAATGTTTTGGTTATTTGTGCGCAGTCCTTAGCTGCGCTTTTTAGGCAATGTTACTTCATCGCAAGGGAAGCACTGGTCTATAGGCCACCAGTATTCGTTATCAATCCCTGCGAATCCTCTTTCCTCTGAAACGTGAGTCACAACGTGTTCCTTTGATTGGGAATGTATGTCGCAGTATACCCTCGTTCCTACTTTGATTTTTCCCATGATTCCTACGAGTTTAGTTTTCTGATAACTGAATTTACCTCATCAATATATGAGTTACTTCTCTCTATCTGCTCTTTGTCGTCTTTCTTGATGGCGATTTTGAGAGTGACCTTCTCGTTGGCTATCAGTGCAGCAAGTCCATGCTTAATCATACAGATGTCCTGTATTCCTAAATTCTTCATATCTATAATGTTTTGGTTATTGGTAGGGAGATTGCTCTCCCCGTTTGGATTAGTCGATGTGCTGGAGTGCTGCGGAGTCATCTTTTTCAACTTCTTTCCAGTACTCCTGATCGTCATCGAGTTCAATCTGTTCACCTGCGAAATTTTCAGAGTCGAGAATAATATCGCAGCCGTCATAGGCATCCTGCACCTTCTGCACAGCCTCTTTCTCACTCTCAGCGTCAACGCTGACTACCTTGTTTAAAGTCTCTGTGACTGATACATAATATCTCTTCATAATTCTTGTAATTTTGGTTAATATTGTTCCGTGTCGGGTCTCGAACCCGATGTGCGCCTGTTCGCTCACGGATGACCGATGTTAGAGTCTCTTGAGAGCAGCTTCGATGTCTGCGACTTCTTTGTTCTCAATCTTCGATATTTCTTGTAATATCTCGTCCAAGTGAGTAACAAAACCAAGTGCATCTACTATGCGACCAACCTTCACATTAAGGTCATCAGCCCGTATGTCGCATATACCAAACTCTTGCAACAAATAGTAAATGGTGCCACTCTTTCGCGCAAGAAGAATGCGTTTAACACAACTTGTTTGCACGGTAACAACTCTGAAGGTAATACCACAGCGAGGAATGGTGATTTCTGTCCTGTCAAGCTCAATGAGCTTATCGCATATAGCTTTTGCCAGTTCCTCGCACTTTTTTTTCAGTTCTTGAGACTTGTGTGCGTAATCGTCACGTCCAAGTACTTTCCACATTTCTTTTTTCTCCATAATTGTTAATGTTTTTTTATGTTAATAATGTTATTTATTACCATAATAGCAGAGTACTCTGTATCCGTTCTTGACGAAGATGTCGAGTAATTTCTGTGCGCTCTTGTAATAGAGATTCAGTTCAATGCTTACAACCTCATCTTCAAAGAATAGTCGTTTGTGGTTCTTGATGATGTTGTCACAATGTTTCTTGTCGGCGAAGAAATTATACATCACGTATCTCTCTTCATCATTCTGCTTGTATTCGCAAATAAAGATGGCGAGAGCATTTCCGGAGTAAATGTTTACGTTGTACATCTTTCCTTTCTGTCTGATGGTAAGTTTACCCATCTTGTCTTTCCAATTCCATTGTAATGCCATATTCTTAATAATTTATTGGTTAATAATGTCAGAGGGATTGCTCCCTCCGTTTTTTAGGCTACCAATCTTAGGCTTTGTTCCACGCTTCCCACGCTTCATCTGTATTCTTAGTGATTGCATCGTTCCATAGCTTTTCAAGATGATAAAATATTTTCTGAAATGCAACTGGCGTAGTCGATACATCTACTCTCTTTCCAAGATAAGAACGCATTCCAAACTCATCAAAATCCCACGTACAACGTATCATTCCGTCTTCTGTAGGCGTACATCCGAGAAATGTGCCATACGTCTGTTTCTGCTCTCTCATACGCTTTGGATACGGAAAATATATACTCCACGCATCCACGCAATCACGAGATTTCTTCCTTGTGTCGTGATAAAGTCTTGCTTTCATAATTCTTTGTAATTTGGTTAATGTAAGAGGAGCGTGCAAGCTCCCCTTGTTAGGCTGCATCTTTCGGCTGTAAGCCGTGTTCTTTGATAACCTCTTCGATGAGGTCATCAGCATCTTCGTAGTACTCTCCCCAACAGGAGTCAATTTCCTCCCACTCGTAGGAATCAAAAGTGTCTCCGTCGTCGTACATTTTAGTATAGTGACGCTTCTTTTCAAGGACATACCCTTTTACGTCACCCCACATCCACATACCGATATCTTTGACTTCGCCCTCAAACAGCTCGATGGCACGATTCTTCCAGTTCTTGGTATTTGTATCTACCATTTTCTTGAATCGCTCTTTGTCACAATATGCGATACCTTTGACGTAATCTCCCTGAGAATAACCAGAAGAGGACCACTCGTAGAATGCAATATCCTTACAGTCTTCAAGGAGATTAATGAAATCATCCTTTTCAAGCTCTTCCGTAAGTTCGTCCCTAACGTCCTCGTTTTTCAATTCGTTAGGAGTGAAGTCTCTGATGTTGTACCACTCGTTCTTGCCGGTGCTGAATCTTGTTTTTCTTTCAAAACTCCACATGTGGCAAGACTTGTCGTACTCCAAACAAAGATGGTCGCAATGAAACGTGCTATTGATATACTCGATAATATTCTTTTGCGGAACATACTTGCATACCAGTACTCTCAGAGCTTCTTCCAGGCTATGGCTGCTGCTACCGAGAACTTCCTCCCAGTTACAAGCAGAACTCAATCCGCCGGAATACTCCCAAAGATATACGCCTGCCAAATCCCATGCAGAACAAGGACATTCGGCGTCCTCATCCTGGTAAATGGTGATTCTGTAATCACCGATTTCCTTCTTTGCAAATTCGTAACTCATAATCTAATCTCATTTAAATGGTTTAACATTGAATATCCCCATGATAGGGGATATTGTTAGGCTTCCACGTAATCTTCCTCCATCATTGAATGAATCTCTTCAAGCTCGTTGGAGAAATTGTACTTGATGTTGTACGTACCGAACGCTTTGAAATACCATTCTTCAAGATATTCCCTGTCCTTGTCTGCCTGCTCGCTGTCCTCTGCGGCATCAAGTCTTGCTACCATCTGAGGATACAGATCGAAGTAATCATCGCCATCGTAGCCAGTCGCCCAGAACTTACCTGTAACGTGTCTTGGATAATCGATGTACAGATTGGCAAAATTGCCATTCATGCGCTGGTCGTTAAGATGGAGATATTTCTTCATCTCTCTGTTTACTTTAAGAGTAAACTCCCATGCAAGAGACTGGACATTCTTTTCGAATACATCGGCAATGTATTCTTCCAGATCTTCTGCGTCATCGAATTCCTCCAGACACTCACGATATAGATTCTCGATAGTATTAGCGAAGCTTTCAACACCGATATAATCGGCTACTTTTTCGACAACTTCACCCTTGTTGTTCATAACAACTTCTACAATATTCTTTTCCATAATTCATCTGTTTAATGGTTCATAATGGTTCCCCACATTTAGTGGGGAGTTTTAGCTAATTATGGCGATATCGGCACATTTTCTGTAGAAATACTTGTACGCTTTAAGCTCATCTGTCTCTGGAACATCTGTAACATCTAGCTTGCCGGTATCCTTGTTCACCTCAGCTAATGAGAATGTATTGTCGTGAGTCCACTTGATGAGATCCACGCGTCTTGCCGCATTCTCTGCTGACTCGACGATTTCACACTTCAGTAAATCGTCATTCAGGATTTTCTCTAATTCACTCATAATTATAGATTAATTATAGTTACACATTATTTCTGTCTCACTGATAATTTCAGCACAATACTTGCAGCGATGGCACATTATGTAGCCTTTTGCCAGTAATTTGCTGAACCTCGGGTATGGGCATTTCTCGCCCATACCAGCTCTCGTAATCTCAATTTTCTTCATATTTCAATCTTTTTGGTTAATAGAAATCCCCACCCGTGAGAGTGAGGATTGGTTTGGCTACGGCAGCTGGCTAGCCTTTGCCGCATTTTCGCAGTTGGTAGTCGTTGAGACTCCCTTCCACATCGTTCCGAAATGATCTACGCAAAGAATCCACAAGTCAAGCTTGTCTGAGTAAGAGAAGATAAGATCAGGGAAATTCTTCTGCATCCATTCCTTATCCTCTTCGCTCATGTTAGTGAGGAACCACTGAAATATCTCGATTCTGTCCCTTTCTTCTTCATCGTCATTTGCCCACTCTGGATACTCGATGTTTTCAATCACTGATTCGTCATTCTCTACAATCTCGTTACAGAGGATGAACGCACTTTTTAGCCAGTGTACGGCTGTGTAGTAATCCGTTATCATAATTCTAATATTTAGTTAATAATCGTACTCTCCAAGCGAATGGAGAGATTTTAGGCTAAAAAATGTAGATGGCAGATGTTCTGCCTGTCACGGCGTATAACTGTCCGCTCTCGCCCTTCAATAACATTCCGTTACAACCGTAGATTCCTGCTGCATACCCGATCTGAGTATAGCTCTCAGGAATCTCACTTCTTTTGTCTGCGTAGGTTACATCCTTTGCCGCACCGCTTGCTACAAGCGATTTCAGCTGCTTACATGAATATCGTTCCATAATTCTACTAATTTAAATGGTTAAACATGGTTTCTGTGCAGATAGGCTGCACAGAATGTTTGGCTAAAACCTGCGAGGGCGACGGGAAAACTCTATGCTCTGAGCTTTTCTGTCAGCCTTCGCTGCACGCCTGAAATACTCGCTCTTGTCGAGTTTCTTTCGTGCGCACTCCTCGCTGATAACTGCCTTGTGGCTCGCTACGAGTCTGGCAAGGAACCTTCTGTCTCCGTCTGTCATAATTCTAAAGTTGATTTGGTTAATAATAGATGCAGGACACAGGACGTGCCCCGCAGATTTGACTACTTTTCACCGCACGCAATACTATGAGGGCAGCAATGAATCTTGCTATCCATCAATCCGTGAAAGCAGCACCCTACACATCTCTCTGTGACTATATCCCACTCTCGCTCTATTCCGTGCTTGTCGATTACTTTTACTGTTTCCATAATTCTAATATGTTTTGGTTTGTAGTAGAGGGAGATGAAACTCCCTCAAATTCAGGCTGAGTACTTCTTGATGAACTCGACAAACTCGTTGTATATCTCATCAATCTCCTCTTTGCTGTCTACGCGTAGAAATAGTGCAGGGTAAGAGTCTATAATGTTTTCGTTGTCGTTTCTGACGCAAACGAAAGAAGAAACTGCCGCCACATCTCCATCGTTACGAGCACTAATGTCAATACTGAGTTTTGAAGGAGTTTTCAACAAGTTTCTTTGAATCTCCTGCAACTTAGGCAAAATCGTAGAGTTAATGTACTCTTCATTCTTCTTGTATTCTTCCTGTATCATAATCTATAATTTTTGGTGAATAGTATGCGTGACAATCGCCACGCACATTTCAGCTCATGCACAATACCGCAATCTCAGAGAAACTCTTGGAGATAGCCTCCTTGCTACGGAAATCTCTGTATCCATTAGTATTGTTGTTGTGCCACTGGCGTGCAGCAATCTTGATCTTCTCCATCTCATGCATAAGCGCACGCTCAAAATTCTTCTGTGATTTTCTGTCTTGCATAATTCAATTTGTTTAATGGTTCTACATAGTATGCCCAGGAAAATGCCTGAGCACATTTTTGGCTACTCGTACTTGTTGAGCATGAAAATAAGGATACAGCCGTCTTCGTTCATTAACGTCTGGCATTTCTCCTCATCTTCTATAAGATTTGCGCATACCTTCTCAAAAAACGGATACGGGTCTCCGACAAGACTCTTATAGTAAAATGCCATGTACGTACCAGGGATGAGAGGATAAGAATCCTCAGGATCTCCGCCAAATACCTCGCACGCCTGTGTATCAATCAGAACACGGCGTACAGAGAAATTGTCCTCAACTTCCTGTGCATCCATTCCACGCAAGAGGTCAATGACCTCATTTTTGCTTAACTCTTTTGTTATTGTCTTGAACATAATTCTTTTGTTTAACTGGTTATATTATCGTACTGCCTGAATTTCTCCAAGCAGAATTTAGCTGAATTTCTCCAAGCACAATTATCGTACTTTCCAAATCTCTCACACTCCAGGCAGGATGAAATTCTCCAAGCGGAGCGTAGATCGCCACAGCTCTCTGAAGAACCACTTTCCCTTTTTCGTACTGCTCCAGAATATTCCAAGCACAATTCCATAGAATATTCCAAGCACAATTATCAGAATATTCGTACTTGCCAAGCATAATAATGCCGGCACACTCTGAATAAATCCAAGCACAATTATCGTACTTGAATAAATAATCTGTCTTGCTTTCATAATCTATAATTTTTTTGGTAATTGTTCCGTAGCCACACACGACAATTATCGTACTGGTTACGGATTTTTGGCATCACGGAATATAAGCTAACACAAGCGTGTTGTTGTTCCATGAGATAAACTCTACGTGAGAATATCTCTCCTGTCTGTCAGCAATGATACTCTCCATCATTCCCTGACTTCTGCAATCTAAATGTAGCGTACTCATAATTATAAAATGTTTAAATGGTTTGTAGTTCCCTACAAGCGTAGGGAGATTTTAGGCTCTGTAAATTACACCCTTAGACAAAACCTCACACAAATAACCGGTGCGTTTGCCGTTCCACCACTCCGCGTTTACCATAGTAACGGCGGTGATAGTGTTCACGCCACGCTCAGGATTAAGAGCATCAAAAGCCTCTGATAATGTGGCGTATGTCATGTAACCACCAAGAATGTTAACCTTGTTTGTCTGATAATACGTGAATATCTTTTTCATAATTCTAATTTTTAAATGGTTCATAATTGTAGAGCGGAGTTTCTCCCCGCCCCGATTTTATTTAGCCAGGAAATCTACCTACAATACCAACACTCACTGTTATTTTATTGTCTTCTTTTCTCTCAACGTGCGATAAGCAGATAAACTCCCTTTCGATTTCATATTCACATAGTACTCTCATGAGGATTTTTTAAACCGCATACCCGAAGTAACCGAGGATTCCACAACCTCTTTCGGTAGAATCTTTTATACACGCCAGCCGATTCTTAAAAGCTCTGGGCGCGTATGATGTGACAGATTACCGCCACCGTGAACCACTACACGTGCCATCCAACACGTAGCTTTAGGATAATCTCGTATCCCTTAACCCGCAGCCAACGGGATAGAATATGAATTATGATTTATCCGTCCGTCATCTCGCTCGATAACTGCACAGCTACGGCTCTTACTCTTTCCACGTGCCTCATCTCATTCGGTATCGTGGTGGCTCTGTGCTCTCTCGCTACCCACGACGGGATTTCTCGCCCGCCTTTCTGTATCACTACAGATTCGTTTGCCGGATAGCTCTCTGAAATTCTGGCAATAAATCCCCTGAGGGAGAAATCTTTCTCTCTCTGGAATAATACCAAAATCTCTGTTTTTGTTCCCTTATGTAGCAACCGCCCTACAAATGTACGCTTAAACGTGATAGGAAAAATAAGGGCATAACAACCCGCACCGCACGGAAATTGTACGGTGTAAATTTCCCACTGACTATCTAATATGTAGGTAGCCAGTGGGGAAAATGTAGTGGTAATAGATAGGTAGTTTTCACGCTACCTATCTACATTTTACTCGTTTTCCTCTTCTTCTATAGCTGCAATTTCAGCGAGTAAACGGGCTTTTCTATCTGCCAAACGTTCACGCTTTGTGCGTGTCTTGCGTACGTCCTCAAGTGTTGCAAGATAGTTGTTATACAACTTTGTTACGTATCCGCTGCACTCGCTTACAGAATAGAACAAAGGTAAATCGTTTTTGTCTGTTACGTGTGCGTCAAAGTAAGCGATAAAAGCCCCTTTGTGTTTGCCGTTATTGTCAACGGCTAAAACCAAATTACGAGCGCTTTCGTAATTTTGGTTTATTGTTGTGCTATCTGAAAGAATGTAGTTTTGCAACTCGTTTTCTAACTTTGTCGATAACACGCCTAATCGTACCCACATATCGTGCATTTTGTCGAATGTAGCTGCACAATCTTCTTTTTGATATTCTCGCACACATTCGGTGCGTAATGTACCTAAATACTCACATAAGGCGCTTACCTTTGCGCTTTTGTCTGCAATAGACTGGATAAAAGATTTCTTAACCATAACTATATATGTCTAATATGGAACACGTTTAATATTAGGTGTGTTCCTTAACCTTTTTGTATTGCAAAGGTACTAATAAAAAGTGTAAGTAACAACACCCCTTTTTTGATGCAATTGTAAGTTGCTAAGTGCTTGATTATCAAGTAGTTACAAAAGTGTTAATGTTAAAATAAGTGTGCAGAATATAAATATATATATAAAAACGTTAAAATGTAACGTTTACGTATTTTTTTATTGCTATCTCTACTTTGCAAAATAAGGGGTTAAGGAAAAGCGGGTGCAAAACTGAAAGTAAAAAATGTAAAATCATGAATATTTAACCATTTTGCGGTAATTATATATTACAAAATCTGTAACTCGTTGATAATCAGTATACTAAGGTGTATTACTTAAATAGTACACTAAACTCTTAAATGCTTGATTTTCAGATAGTTACAAGGTTACGAATTGTAAGTAAAATAATCGGAAAAGCCGTATATTTGGCGTATATTTATAGGTGTGCAAAGGTATATTTAAACACTCGTTACAAAGTGTTATTTGCGACCAGTTGGAAAATATGTAATATATTCTTACGTCAAGTATAGCGTAAAGAAAACGGATTGAAAGAAATGAATAAATATTCAAGAAAGAGAAATAAAATACGCTCATAAGTGGTTGATATTCAAGCGGTTACGAAAAAGCATAAACCAAAATTGTCAAAATATTTCAAAACGAAAAAATATGCAAAATTTTGGTAGTTTATATAGTGTAAACTAACATGATTTGTCATATCTTTTCAAAATAGACCCCCGCACCCCCTATATAGCTACAAATCAGCGCGGTAGTCACCTCATCTAAAAATTTTTTCTTCCGATTTTTTTCTTCTTTTGTAAAATAAACTTACTCCACTCAAAGAATGAATATTTATTCAACTCCTTTTTTCGGTCTGTTTTTAATATAACGTTTAGATTTTGAGATTATTGTCTTGGTATCAAAAAGGTGTATATATATCCTGAATTTAGTAGCACGTTAATAATGTATAAAAATACCCTATATATAAAGGTTTGTGCATATTTATACTGATATTTTTACTATATTTGTAATATCAATCTTGATGATGTCCTGTATTGTTAGGGCGTTTCGAGATATACATTTATTGCGCAAATCCCAGTGTTTATCGGGGTTTATCCGCAACCGAAAGCTTTAAAAAATGAACATTTAGATACATATATATGGAAAATGGTTTAGCGATAGATACTTTGCATGGTCAGTTGATCGAATTATCAAGGTCTCCCAAGTACGGCTTTGACAGGTTCAGATGTGACTGGGGAAGGACTAATTCTGAGAAATATAATGGTCTCAAGATAGATTTCAGCAGATCCATCAGGAGTCTTGCAAGGGACACTCCTGTAAAGTACTACGAGAAGGACGGTCATTATTATATGTTCAACGGAAGGATATACGAACCTGTTCCCAACATTGTTCTTGAACAGGCTTACCAGATGTTGCTTTCGGATTTGTACATTGCTCCTGTTGCATTCCAGGCGAATATAAGGAACGACTGTTTCATGAAGGTCATCCAGAGTTTCAACATTCTGAGACCTACCTTCGATATTGTAGCATTCAACAACGGTGTCGTCGATTTCGGTATAGGCGGAAACGCAAAACCTGTTGTCATGCCTTTCTCTCCGGAGTATCATGTGACATACTACCATCCTTATGATTTCAATCCGAATGCCAAGTGCAACAGATGGATGAACTTCCTGCACGAGGTTCTTCCCGACAAGACGTCAAGGACTATACTCCAGATGTTCCTCGGCCTCGGTCTTACCCAGAGAGGTGCTGCATACAACTACAATAACGATGCCCACTATTCCAAGATAGAGCTTTGCCTCCTTCTCATAGGAAGCGGAGCAAACGGTAAGAGTGTCGTGTTCGATGTCGCATGTAACCTGTTCGGTCCCGAGAAAATCAGTAAGATGGATTATGCCGAGCTTACTGCTGACGGCGACGAGGGAATGAGAGGAAGGTATCCTATAAGGAATGCCATCTTCAACTGGTCGTCTGATTCCGACCCGAAGAAGTTCGGAAGAAAGAATACCGGTATGTTCAAGAGGCTTGTGAGCGGTGAACCTGTTCCCGTGAGAGGATTACAGAAGAACGTGTCGGACATCAACTCCATTCCCTACCTCATCTTCAACCTCAACGACCTTCCTCTCTCCGATGATGCTTCACTCGGTTTCGTGAGAAGACTCCAGTACGTGAGCTTCGATGTTACCATTCCGAAGGAGAGGCAGGATCCGGACCTGGCGATGAAGATTATCAAGGAGGAACTGAGTGGCGTGTTCAACTGGGTTTACAGGGGAGCGCAGGAACTCAGGAAGAGGAAGTACATGTTCCCTGCGGCAGAGGGAAGCAAGAGGCAGCTTCTTATGTCGCTTCTCGGAAGCCAGCCTGTCGTGGCATGGGTTCGTGCTTACGGAATGAGGTCCTATGCTGCTGCTAAGGGTGAGATTTTCCTTTGGCTCGGAGCGCAGAAGCTCTACGATAACTTCGTGAGGTTCTGTAAGGATAACGACCTCTCTGATGAAGACATTCCTACCGTACAGAAATTTGGAAGGGTCATGTGGGGAGCAACCCTGGGATTTGAGAAGAAGAAGGCTAAGCAGGGAATCGTCTATAAGGTGTTCGGTGTTACTGAGCCTGACTTCAAGAACCAGATACTCATCTCTGAAATGAGGAGTGAAGAGGAACATTCAGACGGATTCATTCAGCCTGATGATTAAAATAACACTGGTGGTCTTTGTGCAAGGCGGTGGGACGTATCTTCGGATATAAGTCCGGGCAGACAGGAGGTTCGAGTCCCTTCCACGGTCGGCTTCTGGCCACCATTAAAATTGATTTCTATGATAGACAAGGAATATATCAAGGGAATTATCTCCGGTATCACGGATCTCAAGACCGAGAAGAATGTGGTCCCTGCGACCGCTTCTATGCAGGAGATTATGATTGCTATCCGCGAGGATGCCCTGGAGTGCATGAGAACCATGTGTAACGAGAGGGAGATTGCAGTGAACAGGACGTTGAACAGTGTTTCATTTAAATGTTTGTAGCTTATGGACAAAGAAATTATATATTGCATACCAGATGCCGTCTTGGATGGTGAAAGAATCCGCGGCTATATTCGTAATGTTGTGTGCAAATCGTTCGAGTCTGGTATCAAGATGTCGTCTTGCCGATACAAGAATCACAGCATAACGCTTGACGTGAGCTTCGAACTGGAAGGTGGTTTTGACAAGATGATGCTCGAAATTCTCTACGGAGACAGAATTAGGAAAACCATTGAACGCCTTAATTTTGAATGGCTGAAGAAGATGTGGAAGGCTTCCGATGACGATTTTCAAGTATTCTGGTTTGAACAGATACGCAAAAAGTTTGAGGAGTACGAGGATAAAAATGGATATATCTGGGGCAAGATATGAGAAGACATCACAATCCTAATAAAGTACCTCCGTTCAAGCCGGACCCGGAGCATTGGACCAGGAAGGTTCATTCATGGAAGGCGAAGGTTGCCTATGAGACTGAGGATGATGCTTGGGAGTTTCTGAATCAGAATCCGAGATTGAAGGCACTCGGCTGGCATCCTTACTTATGCAAGGTTTGTTCAAAGTGGCATATTGGTAGATTACATAATAAATAGTTGAGATATGGAAATTAGAGTTAGCGTTTTAGGAAAGGTCGCATACAAAGAAAACGAACGTAGGGAGGATGCAGAAAAAGCCGAACTATATCCATTTGGAGAAGGTCTGTATGCGGTAATGGATGGAGAAATTTTCGTTGCATTAAGAGTCGTATCTGGCAAAAAACACAGCGATGAGAAAGGTGATTATTACGCATGCGTAAATAATTACTGGGGGAACATGGAAATCTCAAGCTCTGCAACTATTATAGAGCACGAAGAAAGGTTGAAGGACTATATAGACAAGCGTTTCGATCGTCTTGATGCTATTGTTAAAAAAGCCAACGATGGTATCAGCAGTGTAAGTGATGAACTTAATTGCTTTATAAGTAATTCTCAGGATGATTTTTGCTCTATTGAGAAATCTCTTGAAAGAATAGAGAAAGATGGTGTTGGTAGTGGAAAAGGTATCAGCGAAAAGACATTATTGTCTGCTATCGAGATTGTATCAAAACAGAAATAGTTGAGAATATGAAGAAGAAGGGATATTACGAATACAACAGCGGGATTTACCCAAGGAGGTTGTGGGTAATGTACGACACAAGTGAGGACGAGATTGACAAATGCTTTACCGACTTGGAGGAGAAGCCTCTTGTTCACAACTCCACCCCTATGAAAGAAGGTAATTATGGAGGCATGGTGTACGATGAATGTATGTGCAAGGCTGGTAACTACATAGGGAACCTTGTAGTCTTCCCAAAGAAAAAAGACATGACTATGAGAAATGTCAGTCATGAGGCATTTCATGTTCTGTCGTCAATGAATGACGCCTGTGACCTTGAGAGGTTCAGGGGTGCCTACAATGAACACCAGGCATACCTTATGGGTTGGATATGTGATTGTATCAACAAGGCTCGTTTGGGCATTGGAGATTTCGTTGAACTAAAAGATAAGGAGGAATAGCTTATGAACAAATATGGTATTGAGGTTGGAGACCGTTTTTTACTCCCATTCAGATATGTCAATGCTATAAACTGTTGTCCTACCGAAAACAATGATTTTGCAATCGTTAAGCAAAGATGTGAAACACGGGTAGAAGTATTTTGCGACCAGAACGAGCAGTTTGTTTACTACGATTGGATTGTCACAGATTACTGTCCGGTGTTTACGGTTGTAGGCTTTCTAAAAAGCGACAGATACGAAGATGTTGTTTATGTTAAGTATAAAAATAACTCAGAGACATTTATGTGTCAAATGTTGGCTGAATTTGTCTGTAAAAATGGTACTCGTATGAATGAATCTGATTTGAAAGATTATAAAAATAGTTAGCTTATGATTAATAAAGATGATATTAAGGTAGGGCTGCGATTTTATATCACAAGAAATGATTGTTTAAAATGCAATTTTGACCCGATATGTGTTCACGATAATACCCCTATTCTATTCAGTATAGATAGAAAGGACGGTATTACGTGGTTCTGCTCATCCGTTGAAACCGACTATAGGCTTACTGCTTATTTTTCTACAGAAAGCATAATGAAGTTTGGTAAAAAGTACGATATATTAACAGCAGCTAAAGAAGGGTCTGAAAACGAAAAGACGGAGCAAGTTTCTCATCCTTCTCATTACGCATGGTTGAAGGATTTGTGTGGTGTTGAGCCTTTGGATATTTGCAGGTGCCTTGACTTTAATACAGGGAATGCTATCAAGTATCTCTTGCGCAAGGATAAGGCGGATGGCAACAAAACAAAGACGGAGAAGCGCATCGAGGACTTGCGTAAGGCGGTGTTCTATATCCAAGACGAGATAAAATTATTAGAACATGGAAAACAAGACTGATTACACTTGCAAGGACTGCTTCTTCTTTGACAACGGGGTGTGGGAGTGTAAAGAAGAACGCTTCGGGAGAGACGTTTCGGAAGATGATGATGCTTGCACAGATTTCGAGTATAAGGAAATAAAAGTTGAACTTTAAAATATTGTTATCATGGCATTACCATTTGGAAAGACTATCAAGACAAGACACTTCACTGTACTGAAGTTCAGTAAGAGCTTGTCAAAGAAAGAAGTTGCTTCACTCAGAGAGGATATTCCTGCTGAGATCAAGAAGCATTTACAGAGAGGCTCGCTGCCTTTCATTAAGATTTCTGACATCGCTGGTACATGGGGCGTTGAATTCTCTATCGGAACATCCATGTACGCTGCACTCGATGAATGTGTTCCTGTGGCTGTAGGAGACCATTATGAGTTCTCCAAGGATAATGGAAACATCATCGAGGCATTTGCCCAGCTTATGTATACGGATACATCGTTGCCTGGCGATGCAGAATACACGGCAGGTAAGTTGAAGCTCCGTGACGAATACATTGCTCGTGAGGCTGCAAGAAGAAACGCTGCTGCCGACAAGGGTAAGACAGAAGAGCAGCTTCGCAAGGAGAGTGATGAGGCCGTGCAGGAGGTTATTGATCGCGACAAGCACGCTGAAACTCTCCTTGGTATGGCAGAACAGATTAAGAAGGAAGGAGGCAATGATGAGTGATAAATTGCTTGAGGTCGTTCAGGACCACACTTCTTTAGTACAGGCACTCCGGCTTATTTTGGAGGCCGCAGAGACAAAGAAACTGCCACCATACGCTACTCTTCCTACATTTAACGATTCTATTCTTGATGATCAGGTCAGAACTGCGCTTGAGTTCATCACTGGAGACAAATATCCTGCCTGAGTTTTTTGGGGGTATAAAAAAATGAGGGATGGCGTCCGTAAAGATACCATCCCTTTAAACCAATTTTAGAATTATGATTCACAGATAAGAATCCGAGAAACACATAATTGCTTGCAAAGGTACTTGCTTTTGTTGAGATTAAAGTAAAAGAAAAATACTTTAACACGAATTTAACTATTTATTCTTCTTTTGGAAATCGGCCTGACCGTTTTTGAAAAGAAGGCAGTCAGAACACGTTCTGGGATAAGCCACAGGCAAGTAGAACAACACTGTGTTATTTTCTGTATCAATCTCGTCCTGCTTAATCTTAGAATAATCTGCTATCATGGCTGTCGTCTTTTGCCACTCTGGGGAGCCGAATTTCTGCTTTCGCTGAGCGATAACGAGGTTTCTAAGAATCTCTTCCTTTGATGTAGCTTTAATGAGTTCCTCCTGAGTAAGTTCGTCACTATTCTCGTTCTTCGCTTTTTTGCCCTGCACCTCTGCGATTCTTGTCTGAACAGACTCCTGCGATTCGAGTATGTTCATTTCTCGTTCAAGCTCTCCTTTTGGCCAGTTGAATCCATAGCCTTGAAAGGCAATAGCCCAACTGTCACGCATAGACATTCCTGAACCGCGTAGGCTTGCGTAGATGTAATAGCGAGGGTCTTTCATTTTAAGAGCCTTCGCCTTCTTGTATGTATCGACGGATAATGTGTATCCTTTTGTTTCTTCAATCATAGTCTTATTTCTTTTTATTATCCTTGAATGCAAATAAAGTGTAACAACAACACGAAACGTGGAATGGAGGATATGGGTCTTTGAAAGAATGAAGACCTGCGTCGGCTTCATTTTGGCAGATTTCGCACGGATAACTGCTTCCTCTCTTGACGTAGAACCCGATAGCCTTGTTCTCCTGCCCATACTCCTGCTCTGCCTGTCCCCACGCCAAAGCTATAACCTGTGAAGCGTTTCTTACGATATTCTGATAGGCGTTCTTGTAGTATCCCTTTCCGTAAGAAGGAACATCGATGTTGATATCCTTTCTCTTCGCTTTGGTGATGACTGATGTGTGATATGGGTCTTTATAGCCTGTGCGGATGGAAGACAGGAGCTGCTGGTCTGAATATCCCATCAAGGTTCCTGCCTTGATCATCCTTACAATATCTTCAGCAAAGTTTCCGAGATAGACGGCGTTTCTTTCGGATGTCGTCTTTCCGTAGATGTCGCTGACGAGAAACGATTCTATGTTCTCGCTGTCAATCCCGAGAATCTTGCATGAAGCCTTGGAGTAAGCAGAGATGTAGCTATTGATGCTCTCCTCTGCCTCAGCAGTAACATTCTTGGCGTAAGAGAGCAGGGCTGACTCGTTTGTGAGCCTGCCCGCACCTCTGTATCGCTTGCTTGCGGTAACTATCTTCTGCGTTGATTTCCATAGAATATCTGCAACATGGTCCTCACAGTTTCGGATTGCCTGCAAGCGCTTTCTACTGTAATCGACAGAACGTTTTAATTCATCCATAGGCTTACTCCTTTACGGTCTTCCAGTTGTTACGGCCCGGCCAGTTGCCGTTCTCATCCCAGTCTGTCCCGCTTTTGTTCGGTCTGCCGGCGCCACGACCAGTACGTACGTTTCCACTACCTCCACTCAGAATATTCGCAGTAGCTTTCTGCTCCTCGATTGCATTTTGAGTTTCGTTATCCGCACGCTGCATATCCATAAGGAGGTCTTGCTGGTCTTCCTCTTTCTTTTCGCGCATGATACGCTCATACTCGGCAGTTTTAGGGAAGTCAGGACAGCGTTCAGAAGCCGTCTGCTTAGAGAGGAATCCGTTCTGAACCGCAGTGGCAATATTTGTGATTTGTTCTGTTTTATTACTATGCACATACGGACTTATCCACGCATTGATTGGAAGCCCAGACATTGTAGCGACGCAGTTTTCCTCAGTACCGATACCGAACTGACAGATGCGGAGAATCTTATCCAGGAATGGCTGTAACTCCTGTGCATCGTTCATTGCAACCTCCAGTGCAGGAGAATAGAGAAGCTTGATGGCTACACCTGGGAGGTCACCGGACTTCAACTCAGGCGGCTTTACTGTGAACGATAGCTCATAGATGAGGTCATACGACTTATTGAGCTGTGTAGCGAAAGCATCAGAGGCATCCGTGCCATTCAAGAACTCAGCCTTTCCATTAGTGTCGGTAATCATGATAGTCTTCGCAGAGCCGGTCATATCGTCTCCGGTTATAGAGATGTCCTCACCATCGCCAGTGAGCGTAAGGATTGGGAAAGCGTACGCCTTATTGTTCTCGCAGAGATATGAGAATGCCTCCTCGTAGTCCTCGATGTTCTTCTGAACCATAAACCAGCAAGGTCCGTTGTCATTGCGGGCATAGGCTACAGGTACGAACTGGAAGCCGTGGTCCTTCTCTTCAATGAGTGTGTAGTCGTCAATTCCGAAAATCCTTGCAATCTTCGTTATTGCCTCTTTCACCTTTCCTGACTTGACAGCCTTCTTGAAGCGGTAGAACTTCCGGTTATCCCAAGCCTCGACATATTCGGTTTTCTCGTTGCCCTCATCGTCGTAGTCGTAGTACTTCCTGGCAAAGCACAGGAGGTCGCCTGTGAGTGAATCGACGTGAGGGTACAGGATGTCTCCTCGATCATAAGAGAGTGTTCGTGTGCAGAATTTCTTCTTTTCGTCGAAGAAACCGACGATTGCACATTCTGCAACCTTCAGATACGCACTTACAGCTTCAAAGAAGCGAATCTCCATATCGTGCATAAGCCAGCCCTTCTTGAATATATCGAGTGTCTTCTGATTTTCCTCAACCTTCTTCTCGTTTTCGTAGTCATCACCATCAGCAAGCTCGAACTGAACATCGTTGCCAGTCAAGTGCAGCAGATGCTTCGTGTGGATGAGCTGCTGGAACGCAAAGGCTGTGCGCTGAATCTTCTGGCAGTACCACCTGTTATTCTCAGGGTTCAGCTTCCAGATGTCCGGGTATTCCGTCTCGTCCATTATTCTGTGTGCAGATGGATAGTACTCACGCAAGAAGTCTGCCTGCGTCTTGATACGGCGATACATGGTGTCGTCTGGCATTGTTCCGTCGTAATAGTCGGGAACGACATCGCTTATAGTCGAGTGTTTCATGTACCCCGCAGGAGTAAGCTCGTAGAATGGCTTCCTTACGAGCAGCTCCCTTACATTGTTTACCTTGATAGCCTCCATAATCCTTTTACCTTTTTATGTTTCTTTTTTGTTAAACTGAATATCATTACGTAGAACCAAGACTCAAAGAAGTCAGGTGAGTGCCCGACATATTTCTTGGCCTTCTTTTTAGGCATAAGTTTGAATCCCCTATCATCTCCTTCCTCATCACGTCGGAGCATCTTTCGCTCCTTTTGGAGAATTTGTCTGAGGGGGACTTTATCAAATCCGTCACCCGAATACTTTCGTTCCAACAGCTGCGAGTCGATGGATACTTTCTTCTCTTTCACCATCTTGTAGAATAACCAAGCGCATTGAGACTTTAAGTCCTTGTATAAGTACTTGATTCCTTCCTCTTCTTGGTGATTGGCAGGAATAGGAGCCGCCTGGTTGTTGAATGGAACCGCTTCTTTGAAGAATCCCTTGAAGTACTGGCCGATGCCCTGCATATCGTAAGTGAAGTTACATTCCTCAACACCCCACTCACGCAATCTCGTCTGGACAACAGAAACGAGTGTCTTGGAGTCGATTCTTGACACGATGAGGTCTTTGCAATGATATCCTTCCCAAAGCCACATCACGAAGTTATCGCCGCCGGTGAATGCGATATCGGCAGAAGCTCTGCGTTTTCCATCTCCTATCTGTTCTGCATTGTTGTAGATTTCTTCAAGGTCGCTCATCTTTATCATATCGTCTCCAGCAGCTTTCCAGTTCCAGTTAGCCTCCAGGTCTCGCATACGCTGTTCTTCATCCTGCTGGGCAAGGTTGGCGATATATGATACATCAGTAGAGATAAGCTTGATATTCTCTGATACATCTGCACGGACAAATGTTGCTGACTTGATAAAGACTTCGTATTTGGTATACCCAAGAGGTTCGTAGCTGTCTTTGTATTTTGTCCAAAGTCTGTCTATAAGTCCCTTACACTGCTCGTACACCTCTTCTCTTGTATCACCCCAGTAGATTGAGTCCGGCGTATCACCATCCATGAAGCAGTATCGGATAACTCCGTCTCGCTCCGGTATAATGTAGCCGTCTTCGTCAACCCACCAGTCTATGAACTTTCGTACCCAGGATTCCGGGTCTGGGTTACAGGTGATCCAGAAGCGGTTTCGGATATGAGCTGCGTTTCGGTTGTTGGTCAAGAGGTACTTGAACTTCTTGTATGGGCACTGAGTACCCTCATCGATGCAGACGTAAGCATACTGGCGTCCCTGGAATCGAGTCTTGAAATCTTGAAATGCTCCTGCGTAGTACGAGAATTTGAGCCATCCTCCGTTATCAAAGTTCCAGGTCATGTCATTTTGTGACTTATTGTAAGTTCCAAATTGAGAGAACAATTTATAAGAGTCTGTAACTAAGGACTGTAAGTCGTCTTTTTCGTTACGAAGAATTGTTGCATGAAAATCTGGATTTTTGATATCCTTCAGAACTTCCATTAGGGATGAGAAGGACTTTGAGCCACCTCGCGAGCCGCCAACTATCTTAATATCAGCGTCGATAGACAGCATACGTTCCTGACCGCCACGCTGAGCTATAATCTTCAGCTTGTCGGGATGCTTCTTGTCGGTATCTCTTAATGATTGGATATACTCTTGGGTGTAAATAGGCTCTCCGTTATCCAATTTTAATCCTGAAAATATATCTTTTTGCATAAAAATACAATTTATATTGCAAAAATATGAAAAAATATTTGGAAAATTGCATAAATATACGTATTTTTGTGTTACGATATATATATTTATACACTTTTAAGATGGAGGAAACATTTTAAAGGTAACAATTTTAACAAAAACCGATATGACAAGAGAGGAACTCTTAGCATTAGTGAACAAGGAGGTTGACACTACCAAGTTCAAAGAACTTAGCCAAAAGACCATCAATGAGGAACTTGATGATATTTTGGAAGATTTCGGTGATGACGAGGAAGCAAATTCCAAGTTGGTTACCAAGTTAGCAAACCGTCTGAAGCGCATCAACGGCAACTTGCACAAGAATATCTCTGACGAGGTAAAGAAGAGCAAGGAGGAAGCTGAACGCAAGAAGAAGGAAGAGGAAGAGGAGCGCAAGCGTAAGGAGGCTGGCAAGGATGACGATCCTGATGACAAATATTCCAAGCTGCTTGAGAAACTCGAAGCTCTCGAAAAGGCTAACGCAGAAAGAGACAAGAAGGCTGCAAGGAAGGCAACCATCGAGTCCGTAAAGGCAGGTTTGAAGGATAAGTTCGACAAGGCAAACCTTGAAATGAAGAACTACTTCCTCAATGCTGCAATCGCAAAGCTGGAGATTCCGGACGAAGATGCCGACATCGACGACCTGGTTTCTAAGGCTGAGAAAATCTACACCGCAGAGTACAAGGAGGCTACCGGTGAAAACGGTATTCCTGCAAAAGGCATTCGCACGTCTAGCGGAGGCACGTCCACAGATGATGACAAGTTTATGGAAGAAGTGGCCGAGCGTCGAAAGAAGAGATTCGGCGGTGGAGACAAGAAGTAATTTCAGGATAACAATTTTAAAAAGGTAAAAAGATTATGGACAACACTTCTATTTCCTACATGGAACAGATGGGTACTCGTGGTATGCTGAACCACGGCGCAACCATTGTTCAGACAGAAGGTAAGGTCGGTGGAACCCGATACGTGTTTGCTGGCCTTGAGGCACTCATCAAGAATGCCTTCGTTCACCCACCTATTGGTGGTAAGCTTGTCAACCCATTCAAGGGCCAGGCTAAGATTTATGCCGGTGACTTGATCGAGCACGACCTTGGCTTTACAGCAGGCAACGATGGTCCTGGTGCTACCATCAAGATTCTGAAGGCTTACGGCGTGGCAAAGGCTACCGCTGCGGCTACAGACACAGACATCTACATCGTTCGTAACGGCTTTGTTCACATCCCGTTCCCTGGCGACACCATCATGGTCGGTCAGAAGGACTTTAAGACAAAAGCAAAGGGCGTGACTGTCTCTGCCGTTGAGGCTACGACTGACGACACCGCAGGTGATGTTTGGAAGGTTACTCTTTCTGCTGCTCTCGGCGCATTGAAGGTAGGTGACGTATTGGTTGAGGCTGCAAGTGCAGGCGAATCCGTATTGCCTATGGTTACCAACCCTAACTGCTTTTCTCCGAGCGACAACGACTTCCCTTATTTCGATGCCGGCGGCGACAAGTACCACAAGCCTCGTACAAACATCAACTTCTGTATGTTGAATCCAGACTGCGTTATGTGGCTTGACCGTATGGGTCCTGTTCCTCCTGCTGTCAAGGCGATGAACAAGTCACTCTACCCAGAGTTCTGGCATATTTAACCTATTGTATAACGTAAAAAGATTGATTCAGGATTATGGCAAAAATTGATATTGGTGTCGAGCAGCTTGCGAAGTTCTTCACTGGTAAGGGTAACAACACTTACCTTCAGAAGTTCGTCAATCGTGACGGCGTACTTCGCTGTAACAACGGCTGGTATCTGACACAGGGTGACATTGATCCAAATCTCACCCCTACATCTAACAATGGTGATGCAACCTTCAAGGTTCGCACACGTACATTGAACCCTGCAACCTTGATGAACCTCCGTGCTCCTCTCGGCGAGGGCTATCAGAACGACCATGAGGGTATTGAGTGGTACACCGCTTCAATTCCAGACTTCGCTGCTGACGGCTTCCGTGAGACTGCGACAGAGCGTTACCACAAGATGAAGCTTCTCCAGGATGAGTTCGGCAACGACGCTGACCTGGTTGATGCTTACCTCGACAAGGTACAGGTATTGTACGACTCACTCGACATGACTATGACCTACATGTCAGCCCAGTTGAGTTCGACCGGTTTCATCGACTACGACAAGATTGGTCGTGGTATCCAGGAGCCTCTGTATGACGCAAAGGTTCCAAAGAAGAACTTCAAAAATGCGGGTACACTTGCCTGGAACGATCCAAACTGCGACTTGCTTGAGCAGATGCGCAAGTTTGAGGAGGATTGGCGCAAGGAGAACATCGAGTACCGCAGTGTACCTCTCGTATGGCAGATGACTAAGAACGACTACAATAACGTATTCTTGAAGAACAAGCAGATTGCTGAGTTGTACAAGAGCTGGGCGAACGCTAACTTTGTGGCAGTTTTGCAGAACTACGGTCCAAACAACGCAATGTTCTTGAAGTCTGTTGTTGACCTCAACGGTCTTTCTCCTATCGAGATTGTCGATGAGGTTGAGCACAACAAGCGCTTCGATGGCACAGTTACAGAGATTCGTGGTTGGGCAGACGGAACAGTCGTTCTTCGCCCTGCTGGCAAGCCTTTGCGTTTCATGCGCAAGGAAATTCTCGATAAGCGAATTTTCGACACTCTCGGTAACAAGCTCGTGGATGTTGCTTGGGCACAGACCAACAACCGCCTCGGTTTGCTTCGTAACATGGTCACAGCGAACGGTATGTTCCAGGAGTTCAAGACAGACTTGTTCCTCGCTTCTGTTCCTGCCATGCTCGATTCTCCTTACCGTTGGATTATCGACATCACCCAGAAGGGTTAATTCTTTAACGTAACTAGATTGTATGACTATGGATTCAGAGAATAAAGGTTTCACGGCTTTCGACTACCTTGCAAGCAGGGTTAAGTTCGAGGTTCCGGAGCAGACTATTTTGGGTATTATGTACAAACGAGGTATTGACAGGGATTCTCTTATCTGCGATAACGAGAACGATACCCTTGAGCTTGCTTATGCCGATATCCTGAAATGGTTTATTGTCGGACCGAGCAAAGTGAACAACACCTCTGATTCTGATAACGGATGGACTCATTCGGGAGGCGGATACGAACTGTCGGACGAAGACAGATACGAGATGAAGGCGGAAGCGAATGCTATTTACGCACAACTTGAGCCGGATTCGGTCTTGAAAAAGAAGTCTGCCTTCCGAGTGAATTCACACGGAGTGAAAAGGGCAAATTATTCTCCTTATGGAGAGCCTCTGCCGCACATCATTAAATAAAAGGCTTATGTTGAAAGAGAATATCAGAAATCCGAGATACCCTCACAGGATAAAGATTGTGAGGATGATAGTAGGAAAGACTGACCCATCTGATCCGTTTGCCGATGATGATGCTCCGGTTGGGTATGATGAGGAGATTGTAATCTACGAAGGAGAAGGTCGTAGTTATACTGACACTACCACCGAAGGAGATAAGTATGTTGACCAGAACAAGAGGAAGGCATCAATTCCTGTCAGATATGACGAATGGGTTGCCGGGAAATGTCCTCTTGATGGAGATACTATTTATGCTACCGTTGGTAACAATACCGAGAAAGGTATAGTCAAAGACTGCGAACCGGATAATAACAGGACTGTTGTGTATTGGAACTTAACGAGGGTTTAGGTTATGGCAAGTTTATCAGGTCAATTTGTAGATATCAGGAAGGAAATCCGTCAGATGGCTGTATCCAAGATGCAGCAGAAGATGGAACGTGCAGCCGAGATGACAATGAAAGCCGCAGACAAATCTCGCGACTATGATGACGTAACCGGTAACCTTTATAAGTCTACCGCTATCGGTACATACTATAACGGCTCGTTGCAGTCTATTCACTATGCGCCTGGCCCGGAGCCAACCAGGGTAACTCTTGCTGCCGGCGAACGATATAATCTTGACAGGTATTATCGCAGCTCATTCTCTTTCAAGGATAGCGGACGAAGGCCTTACAAGGGAGAATACGGAGAAGGTGGTGAATATGGTCCAAACACGGCGTGGGATGAGCTTGTTTCCAAGGAGCACAACAAAGGAAAGTACGATACTACGTGGCAGATGCGTCTTGTTGCCGGTGTGGATTACGCTAAGTTTGTCGAAGTGAAGAAAGGGCACGATGTGATCACCTCTCTTCGGGAATATCTGGTTAGATACTTTAAAACGATGTAAAATATGGTTAGTATTAAGACTCTATATTTCGATGTCGGTAATGCAATGAAGGGAATTTGCGACAAGCTTTTCTCCCGTAACCGACCAAAGGCAGTTGATGAAACGATCAATAGCTACATCGTAGTATACTTTCCGTCCGGAATCTATAATAACGAAATGAACTCAAGTGGTGTTTATAACGACTTCACTACTACGGCTCAGATTGAATTATATGTCCGAGATAAAGCTTCGGCAGGCAACCCAAATACGCTCGACGTTTCAGCTGTCGACAAGAAGGTTCAGGAAATTTTGAACAGGTTCCCTATCTCAACCAAGAATCTCGTTGTTACAAATCCACGCATAACCCTGCAAACGGACGACGGCGCAGGTTTTTCCGTAACAATCATACAGGGAAGGTTACGAACTAAATAAGTATTCAGGTATAACAATTTAAAATATTTTAGATTATGGCTATGACAACTATTGACAAGATGAAGGACATTTTCAATGGTCCTAAGACTCTGCTTTACTCAAAGTTGATTACCGATTTGAGCAAGGCTTCAGTTGACATCACACCAGAGATTGAGCTTCCTGTTGAGGTTGATTCTCTTAAGGCAACCATGGAGGATCCTACCATCAATCACTACAAGGTTATCGGTCTTGCCGGTGACTGGGCAACTACCGCAGAGCTCGGCGACTTCAATGTAGAGTTCGTTGTTCCTTCAAAGGCAAAGGACCTGCTGAAAATCATGTTCGGCGAGGATGCAATCACAGAGTTGACCAAGGTTACCTTGAAGGGTACTGGTGACGCGACTCTCGATGCTACTACCGGTTTTACCGGCGTTGCAGTTGAGCCTAAGAAGTTCAAGATTAAGGGTACTATCGTCATCGTTGACGATGAGAAGGAGAACCTTATGATTGTGACAAACATTGCCCTCTATGCAACGTTGCAGTGGGATGACACTGGTTCAAAGCCAGTTGCATTCAAGTTCGCCGGTTCTATCGAGGGCGCAGGCATGCGCAGCATCGCTTGGCTTACTAAGGCTCCAGGTGCTGGTGAACCAGGCATTGGCGGTTAATCAAGAGAAAAGGCTTCTTTAGGTAATTAGATTCAGGATAACAAACCGTTGGGCGGCAGGCTAATCAACAGCCGTGCCGCCCTTCTTCATTTAATAGCATACAATCATGGCAGAAGAAAAGAAAATAGAGCAGCCTTCGGTGGATTTACAGGAGTTACTCGACAGCGTACTGCACGACGAGCCTACCGAGTTCGTGTTCCGTGGAAAGAAGCACAAGCTCGGTTGGCTTCGCAAGGGAACCATGAGCAGGTGTTCTCATATCAGGGCTAAGGAGAAGAACGAATGGAAGCGCAACGTCAAGATTTGCGTCTGCATCCTCCTTAACAACATCTGGAAGATTCGATTCCTGTATTGGATCTACTGGCGTTGGCTCTACTACATCAAGGATGTGGATGTGGCCGAGGTTCTGAGGGTCCTCGATGTTTCTAAAAAAAAAATTCCATCGAACGCATTCTCACTGGCTACCATATTAGCGACCGGGATGACGGACGTGATGATGACGATGACGAGGAGCGAAGCAAAAGCTATCCAAGCAGAACCAGCTGGGGAGCAGCCTTCTCTTTAGCTGAGAAGTTCGGTTTCCTCTTTCAGCGCAAGTACTTCATCGCAGCCTACGACTACTGGTGGGGCTATTCGTCGGCACAGATTGATCTCATGGTTGCAGACCAGCCTCTTGTCGTCTATCCAAAGACCAAGAAGGAATGCGGTCCGAAGAAGCATACCAAGAAGGAGATGGATGACCTCTACGACAGATGGATGGAGAAAAAGAAGAAAGAAGGAAGTCTTGTCGGTAAGAAGATAAGTCTTGCAGATTACTTAAACAATAAACTCTAATTTTAAAATATTCAGGATATATGGCAGGTGGGAATTTAGGTGATTTGTGGTTCCAGCTTGGTGTGAAGGATAATACATCTAAGGAACTTCAAAAGATCATCGACAAGCTTAAGACAGGAGACGACGCTGCAAACTCACTTCTTCGTGCTCTCCAGGGATTCGGAACGAAAAAGTCTGGATTTAAGGAGCAAGCGGAAAAAGCCAAAGAGTTTGCCGATGTTCTCAATGAGATAAATAGAAGGATTTCCAAACTCAAAAAAAATGACAAGAGCGATGAAGCTAAAGATTTGCAGATGGCGGTAAAAAACGCCCTCTCCTATCTCGATATGCTACAGAGAATCAACATAGAACGCAGTAAGATTTCGGAGTTGCGTTCACTTAACCCAAATGTTGATACCTCGAAGCTTAAGGAGGCAGAGTTGATGCTTGAGAATGTCAATAATCAGCTTTATAGATTACAGAATAAAGCACAGGGCGGCGGAGGTGGCGGCGTAGACTATGCAAACGTTTTGCAAGACTATGCTAAGGTTCTCCAAATGACGTTCCGTGATGTAAAGCAGATTACCGATCAATTCAAAAAAGAAAACCCTTTATCTGCATTTTCTGGCGGAGCTGCAAAGGTTGAGGCTGATATATCAAGAGTAACTGAAAAGCTTGCCAAAATGCGAGACCTCATGGCAGAGGGTGCGTTAAAGGGTTATAATACCAACATGCTTGGTGGAAGTATCACTGAGCTTAACAAGATTCTTGCCCGATTGCAGTCTGCATCTGGTAACAAATCAATCCTCACTGATGCTGCGCAGATGAAGAACCTTCTTTCCGATGTTGCTGTAGAGATGACAAAAGCAACCGCTGCGACCCAGGCATACGGGCGAGAAAAAGGAAAGGCCATCGCAGTAGAGAGGGAGTTTGCCGCGGCAGCTAAGTTGAGTGCAAAAGACAATGATGCGGAATTAAAGGCTCAATCTGATTATATAAAGAGGTATATGGCTCTCGTTGAGAAGAAGCGTGAGATTGCAGAGAAGGCGGGCATATCTCCGTTCTTCAAGAACGACCAGGGTCTGAAGAATACCAAGGCAGAGATAGATACCTTGCTTACAAGACTCGGGAAGGTCAGAGAGGACATTACCCTGTACCAGCACGCTATCGGAACCGGTACGAAGGAAGGCATTTCATTCGGACAGCAGGGCTTGAAGGAAGCCAACGCTGAAGCAGAGAAACTGATGGGTACAATAACAGCTCTTCAGAACGTTTACGATACTCTCCGTGTCAGCCAGGCAAATGTCAAGGACCTTATAGGCCAGACTCCTCAGAAGCAGAGACAGGACGACATTCAGAAAAGAATGTCTGAATATTACTCTAATCTCGAAAAGACTTCTAAAGAGAAGGAAGCTCAGGCTACAAGAGATGCTGCTAAGGCAAAGCGTGAAGACATTGCAGCAGAGAAGCAGAGACAGAACGAGTTGAAGAACACTGAACGTCGATACGACTCTATTGGTAATAAAGTCCGTCAGCTTCGTTCAGAATACAGCAGGGGTATCTCTATCGGCGCAGATGTAAGCAAGGCAGAAGATGAGATTAAAAGGCTCATTTCTATAATGAGACACCTTGGTGCTATCCGAGATAGTCTTAGTTCTGGGTATTATTGGAGATCAACTCTTGGTGAACTTGGTAACATTGGTAGCGGCCACGATGCTACATTGGCGTCAAGAGTTCTTCAAGACCAAAAGGCAGTAAACCGGGAAGTTCAAAGAGGTATTGAGCTCGAACAGAAGCGTCAGCAGGAGATTGCCCAGACGGCTGCAAAGGTTCAGTCTCGGTTGGTTCGTGGCTTCGAGAGAGCCAACAGCCATGCAGGAAAGCTGAATTCAACCGTACAGGACTTGAAGTCACTTTTCTTGCAGGGAGGTCTTGTGTTCGGCGCTCAGCAGTTCGCTATGAGCATCATCACTACTGGTGGTGAGATGGAGAAGCAGCATATTGCTCTCCAATCCATCCTTGGTGATATGCAGAATGCGAACACTATGTTTAACCAGATTAAGGAACTCGCTCTTAATTCGCCATTTACGTTCTCTGAGTTGAACCGAGACGTTAAGCAGTTGGCCGCGTATGGAGTTGAATATGACCAGCTCTACGATACGACCAAGAGGCTTGCGGATATGTCTTCCGGTCTTGGTGTTAGCTTCGACCGTATCGCATTGGCGTTTGGACAGGTCCAGGCTCGTGGTTGGCTCGATGGTAAGGAGCTTCGCCAGATTGCGTACGCAGGTATTCCTCTGCTTAATAAACTTTCAGAGTTTTACTCTAAGCAAGAGGGTCGAAATGTCTCTACGTCAGAGATTAAGACTCGTATATCGAACCGAGAGGTTAGCTTCGATGATGTGAAGTCTATCTTCTGGCAGATGACTGATGCAGGTGGTCAGTTCTATAACATGCAGCAGATTCTGAGTGAGACTTTGCTCGGAAAATATAACAAACTGAAAGACGCTTGGGAAATTATGCTTGCCGAGTTTGCGAGCGGAGAAAGCCTCGTTGGTAAGTTTTTCAAGACTGCCATCGAAGGAGCTACAACACTCGTTCAATCTCTGCATTCTTTGGCGCTTCCTGTTGGAACTATATTAGCCGGATATGGATTAAAAAAGATGCTTGCAGGAGGCGTAGCTTCTAATTTCCTCTCTAACAAAGCCAGTGTAGCTGCCGACATTCAGAAAAGAGTCCTGATGGGCCAGCAGATTTCTCAGGTAGAACAAAGAATTCTGGTTACTAAAAACAAGATTACTGGAGCTGACCTGAGAGCGTTGGCTAATGCAAGGGCATTAACTACAGAGAAGCTCAATCAGTTGAGGTTATCAGGAAAAATCACGGCAGAGCAGTATAATATTTACAGAAGTATTGTTCTGAGACAAAAAGGAGAAAAGACGGTACGTATGCAGATGTTGCGCACATTGGCGACAATGCGCTCTATGTCTCTTACTACCACTTTGTCTTCTGTAAAGAATGTGTGGACAGCATTCAAGACATCGGCTTTGGCTGCATTTAGAATTATAGGTACAGGAGCTAAGACTCTTGCAGCTGAAATCTGGTCAGCTATAGGAGGTTTACCTGGCCTTATCATTACTGCCGTTACTTTTGGTGTCATGTACGCCTTTAGCGAATATCAGGAACTCAGTCAAAAGATTAAGCAGACGCAAGACGAAATAGCCGACAAGAACAAGCAGATAAGAGATTTTCTCCGTGATAACAACGTAAACATCGCAATATCCGGTGGCGACACAAAGGAAATTGACAATATGATTGATAGCTACAAGGAAAAGTTGAAAGAGCTTGCTCCTTATAGTTATAAGAATATGCTGATGACGGCAGACGAAAAGAAAAGTCACGCTGATCGTCTTAAGTATCTTGAGCAAGAGATTAAGCTGCTAAAAGAAGCCAATGATATTGCGAACTCAAAGCTTAGTAGCAGATATTACTACTCTGATTTGAGTGATACGACCGAAGAAGTAGTTGACGCATTCAAGAAGAGAGAAGATATGCGTATTGCAGCTATGGCCGCTGGTGCATCATCTGGCGACAAGACGCTATATCTTGACGAAAAGGCGTTTGGAAACTATATTGAAAAACTCAAAGATGAACTTGCAAGAAAGTTTGGAGATATAGGGAAAGACGAGCGTATGCGTGAGGCTGCGATGCAAGCAATGAGCGGTATATTCTCATCAATGGGTGTTCCAGAGGACAAGGCTGATATTATCAGAACGTCCATCTTACAAGCATTTGGATGCGGAGACAAGAGCGCATGGTTGCAGACAGAGGTGTCTAATAGCATGATTGCTTTGATTGACAAGTCTTTCCCTATGATTGGAGAGAAGATTAGGGCAAGTGTACCTCTTAACGATGCAGAAAAAGCAAAGGTAAGGGAGCTGATGAATGATGCCAAGAACGGTCTCATCAGACAATATCCGGAACTGGAACGTACTCTTCAGAATATGCTTGCTGCATCAAACTTCCAGGCTGTCATCAAACTTGTCATTGATGGTGGGGATAAGTTGAATGACTTACAGAGTGAGCTGGTTAAAAGAATTCCTGGCAAGTATAGTGGACTGATGATGAGCGACATCTCTGGCCAATATAAGACGTACGCCGAAAGATGGGGAAAAGAGAATAGCTGGTACTCTGCAAGAAACGCTGCTAATGAGGATATTACAAAGTCGTATAACGAATACCTATCAGCGAAGAAGTCTAACGCAAAGAATGTCAAGGAACTTTACACGAAATGGCAGACAATAAAACAGGCGGCGCATGATCTTCTTAATTACGACTATGAAGGTGAAGGCAAAAAATCAAACAAGCCAGGAAAGAAGAATACTCATGTCAATCAGGAGGACAAAGAGCTTGAAACTTTAAGGAAGCGTATCGACCTTTACAAGAAATTCTATTCTGAACTTGAAAAGTACAGAAAGATTTATGGAGATGAAGGAGCTATGATACAGATGAGGAAAGACAAAGAGTTCAAGAATTCTGTATTATCATGGAAGCTTTCTGACCCAGGGACCTACGGGTCTTCTATCAGAGAACTTATGAATCGTTTGCCATCATCAACCCAGAAAAGAAGGGAATACAAGGAGAGTCAACAGGCCGACATTCATGCCAAGAACAGAAGTATCGAGGAAGAGCGCATAAGGGAAACCAATAATATGTTGTCAAAGCGGCTCAACATTATCTCAGAACAGTACAAAACTTACAAGAAAATATATGAGCTGACAGGTAATAGCAAGGGCGCTTCTATGCTTGCTTTTGGCTATGTGCAATCTGGAACATATCAGTACTACCTGAAAGAGCAGATGAAGTGGGCGGTCAAAGAACATAATGAAAGAACAGGGCAAAGCCTCAGTGCTGACGATGTTCTTAAAATGAACGAAAGCGACTTTAATAAGCATATCGGTAGCGAAAGTGAGAATGCCTCTGTTATTTACAAGGAGTGGGTGGAAGAAACTGCCCGTATCAAGCAAGAGACCATCGACCTGCTGGCTAACCTTGTCGAAAAGAATGCCACTATCGACCAACAGATAGAGGATGAAAACCGCAAATACGAGAGGCAGCTTGAACTCATTAAGGGTATCAAAGATGCTGGTATGCGTGATAGAGCAACAGAAGGTGCGGAAAAGACGCATAACGAAAATCTTGCTAAACTTGAGTTTGAAAAGTTCAAGCAGGAGTCTGACTGGGTTACCATTTTCGACGACCTTGACAGGGTATCTTCTTCAACCATTAACTCTATGATTGAGAAGATTGATGGTTTCTCAAAGACAACTGGTCTTTCCGTAGAGGTTGTTAAGCAGTTAAGGGATGCTCTTGGTAAGCTGAGAGATGAGCAAATTGACCGCAATCCTATCAATGGTATCGTTGGCGGTATGCAGCGAGGAAATGCTATAGGTAGTTTTATTGGTAGTCGTTTCCGTAAGGGTATGGATATTTCCACTACCACCTATGTGGACTCCAGCGATGCCAAAAAAATGGGTATCAAAGAAGGAAACTACACAAAGGGCCAGCTTGAAAACGAGAAAAAAGGCGCATACGAAGATGCAAACAAGGGTGTCTCGAAGCTTGCTGACAAGTTCAAGGCTTTACAAGATTGCCTGACTCCTGTTATTAGTTTATTCGAAGTTCTTGGCGAGGAGGACTCTTTTCTTGGTCAGGCGACAAATATGGCGAGTGGTGCTTTTGGAGCAGCAGCGCAGGTATCTGGAGGCTTGAATGCTCTTGGCCTTGGAAGTCTTGGTCCTTATGGAGCGGCAGCCGGTGCTGCGTTGAGTGTTGTTACATCTCTGTTTGCCATGCACGACAAGGCCCTACAGAAAGAGATTGAGGCTTCGGAGGAACGCCAGAAGGAACTTGGCAACATGACCAAGAATGTCAAGAGTATCATTGAAGATGCGCTTGGCGGAATTTACTCGTACAAGGAGAGGTCGGACACAAAGAGTACCATCAGCAAGATTACCTCTAATTACGAACTCGCCGATGCATGGAAAAAAACAGGAATCGGAAAGAGTCTTCCTTTCTTAGTGAAGAGTGTTTATTCCAAAGAAACATACGAGGCCGCAAAGGAAGCCCAATCCAAACCGGGCAGCGCATACCACGCAGAGCTCGCTTTATTAAAAGCTCAGAAGGACGAGTTGCAAAGCCAACGAAATTCTGAAAACGAGAAGAAAAAGAAGGATAATTCAAAGATTGCTGACTACGATCAGCAGATTAAAGAAATGGAACTTCAGATTGATTCCTTTGCGAAGGACTTCCTAAAGGATATATATTCTATTGACTTTAAGAGCTGGGCGAGTGAGCTTACAGATGCAGTAGTAGGTGCCTGGGAGAAAGGAGAGGATGCTGTTGAGGCTTACAAGGAGAAGGTCAAAGACATGGTTAAGGATGTGACAAAGAACATCGTTACACAGAAAATCATGGAGGCTGCTCTTCAAAAACCGCTTGATTATCTTACTAATATCCTAAAGGACAAAGGAAAGCTCGATGAAACCGATATGAACCAGCTGGCTGATCTGTTATATAAAGCTGGCGAAAATGTAGTTCCTCAGTTAACCGGTATCTTCGATGCTCTAAAGGAAAAGGGACTTGATTTGAGAGAAAACGGAAGTTCCTCTTTGACCAATTCGATTAAGGGTATTAATGAGGAAGAAATCGGCCTTCTCGCTTCGTACCTTAATTCCATCAGATTATATTGTGCAGAAGACAATGCGAATCTCAAGCAGCTGACGGAATTAACTAAATCTGTTCTACCTGAGATAAGCGTAATCGCAAGGTCTCAGCTTACATCTATAAATCAACTCGTTACTCTTGCTGAGTACAGAAACGGTAGACTTGATGAGATATACAGCTGGATGCGCTCAATCACTAAGGAGACTGGCGCAAGAAGTATAAGGATTAACTAAAAGTAAAAGCTATGTTTGAAAAAAGAAATTTATCAGACAGAATGAAGAACGAGGCGGTTTCACTGGGTCTTTGCGCTCAGTGGACTGCCGAGTGGCACGACAACTCATCCAAGCATGAGATGGTCGAGAAGTTTGTTAAGGGTATTGACTTCTGTATTGGAAAGAACTGGCCTTCGACAAAGGATATGAAGAAGTACTTTGGTGATGTAATTCACGATCATGGTGTGTATGTTGACGAGAACGTTGACCTGCAAAACCCAAAGATTGTCATCCTCAATGGAGAGTGTGTAGCAAACATCAACTATGACTGGATGGATAGCGGTGAGATATATGTAAGACATAACTCTTCACTTTACCTGAAGGTCAAGGGGTTCTCCAGGGTGTTTGTCAATCTGTTAGATGGCGCAGAGCTTCATGTTGAATGTGAAGATACCGCAAAGTGCTTTGTCTATCAATACGGAGGAACAGTCGTGAAAGCTACCGGAACAGTCAATATCAGGGATAGACACGAATTTAAGTTCAATTAACGCATATTTATGCGTGTATTTTTTGCATATTTATTCTATTTTCCGTATATTTGCAATTATAAAAAGTTGTTTTTAGGTATGAAGGATTATTTCAGGATATACATGCAGAAGGAGGGCGATGGAAATGAAGTAAAGGATTCCATCGCCGCCTTTGGTATGTATGTTAGTGAGAACCCGTTTAAACCATGTGATTCCGTCAAAGAGCCTTCAAAAAGAGAGTGGAATGACGAACATGGGGACGATGAGTATATCGGACCAGAAGGGCTCTATATGGCGTCGTATGAAACTGATATAAAGTTTCTGTTCAAGGGAGACGCTTTTGGTGCAACAGATAAGTGCAAGGCTTTCTTAGACTACCTCAGAAAGTCGGGAATGATGAAAATGTACTGCGAGTTCAATAAAATCGGAAGACAGCATGTAAGGCTAAAGAGTATATCTCCTACTCTGTACAGAGAACCTGGCAATGAGGATTTGCTTGTTCTTTCGATTAAGTTCAAGGTTAATGATCCTGTCACGGAAATCAATCCGCTCAGAGATGCGTCGGGTAATGTTACAAATTTAATATAGCGATTATGGGCGTTTGGAAAATATATCATAAAGACGGCACCATACTTAAGGATGCCAACGGAAACAATATAGACATCCGAAGCCTCGAATATTCGGATGCATGGATGGGTGAATGTTATCTTACAGTTACGTTCAGGCATGAAACTCCTATTGTTTTTATGATGGGAGACTATATCATTTACAGGAATGAAAAGTTCGTTCTTAATTACGAACCCGGGAAAGACAAAAAAGCAAGAATTAATACCTGCGGGGACGGATTTGTCTATGACAGCGTGAAATTCAATTCTCTCCAGAATGAGCTTTCTGATGCGGAATTTTTCGATGTAGTTTTGAATGACAACGAACTCCACTATACTGCCCTGCCAAAATTCCAGTTCTATGTAGAAACTCTTGATGATTTGCTTGACAGAATACAGGCAAACCTTAATGAGCAGATTGGAGCTGGAAAATGGAAAATTTTCTCTCGTAACAAGGGCAGATCCGAGCAAAGAGGATGTACTGCCGAGGAATGGAATAAGGCTTATGGAGATGAAACGGGCAAGAATGTTATTGATTCGACGTCTATAACGGCTGATACAATGACGTGCTGGGAAGCTCTTGCTCTTGTTAATAGTAAGTGGAATATCAACTTTATCGTAAGAGGAAGAAATGTCTATGTTGGTACAGCCGGTGTTACGACAGAACACATGTTTGAGTACGGCCGTGGCAACGGACTTTACGAGATTGAGCAGAACGCAGATTCAGATCAGAAGGTTATCACGAGACTCAGGGCCTATGGTTCCGAGAAGAACCTTCCTTCTCACTATTATGCGGACCTCGGTGTCAAGTATGTGGCGAATATCACAAAGGTGGTTAATGCAACAACATACGTGGATCTCGACCTTGATATTGATTACATTGAGACATATTTCAAGAATCCGAGAAAGTATATTGTTTCTGGAGAAACTGGCGAGCAGTCTTCCGGTTGGGTACTTAAGGTTACATTTGATTTCAAGACCGAGATTACCGGTTATGTAACACAGGCATACGACTCTAAAAAATGTAGATTCTATTCTGAGCTGAAGGGAACACAGACTGACACCGGAGATGAGGAATCAAAGGAGAAGCTTGATGTGTTTATTGCGCAGGTTAAGGCAGGAAACACAAAGATGTATATCACATCGGGTCTCAATAAGAAAAATATTCCTTCGTCCATGAAGGAATATGCAGAGAATCTCCCGAACAATATGTCAATCAACAGGCTTATGCTGCCTGGATTTCCTCACGTATCGCTGAGTGACTTCTATGATTCGCTCACGGATGAAGAGAAGAAGTATGTGAACCCTACCGGGAAGCAACACAGATTCTCTACTGACCCGCATAGGCCATACATTGATTCCGTAAACATCGAACAGATAGGCCTTCATTCGGCATCGCAGTTCTTCGATACCGATGATAAGACAAATGGAATCATCGAAATCTACCCTACCATTGAAGAAATGGTTATCGGTGGTGTGCGTGTTGATGAGATTGATGAGGGTGTTGCTCCTGATGATGATGGCAGATTCAATGATAACGAAAATGTCAAGAACGTTGACATCTATCTCAGTAAAGCTGTCAATTTCGATATTAACGACTTGAAGGACGATGATTTCTCAATCTCCGTGAAAGATGGTATGTGTGGCGGTCGTACATTCAAGGTAGCATCCTCAACCAAGGTTGATGGGAGATGGAGGCTCACTATCGAGAGAATCAAGGATGATGCTCTTGAACTTTGGTTCCCATACAAGGACTATCCTATCAGAAAAGGTGACCATTTCGTCCTTACTGGTATCACTCTTCCTGATTCCTATGTCAATGCAGCGTCTCTGAAGCTCCTTAAGTACGCAATCGCTCTTCTCGAAAAGAACGACTACACAAGATACGTCTATCAGCCAAAGGTGGATGAAATTTTCATGGCAAGGCAGCACGACGCAGCCATGGCTGATGAAACGGGAGCAATAAAGAGTTTGCATGACACCTTGAAGGCAGGTGATCTGATGGATTTTAGAGATGACGACCTGAATATTAGCGGAACAATTACCATAGACCAGCTCAACATCAAAGAGCAGGATGGTAAAATTCCTACTTACGAGATTACTCTTAGAGAGGATAAGGAGGTTGGAACTATCCAGAAAATCCAGCAGCAGATAACATCTCTTGAGAACGGAAACGGCGTTTCAGGAGGTGGCGGTGGAATCACATTGGCGCAAGTTAAGGGACAGGTGGCTACTGAGGGAAGAAAGTTTTTTCTTTCTAAGCTGTTTGATGATGTAGCAAAAGGATTGATTACTTTTGAACAAGGTATTAAGTTGGGTGCAGGAACTCTGTGGAAGATTACTTTGGATGGAGTAGCTTACCTTAAGCAGCTGAACATAGACAGAGATGTAGTAGTTAAAGGAGATACGAAACTTGGAGAGAATGGAACGAATACCGAGTTCGGAGTTTACAATACAGACTCGACGGGTGCAAGGATTCAAGTAAAGGAAGATGGAACTTCAATAGCTGAGTTTGATTATATCACTATCCGTCGTGCTGCCCAATTCCGAGATATTACCATCCGTGAGCTTCGCCATATAGGTGGCGAGTTGGCGATAACTCCTGCTGCAATGGTATGCTCAAAGGTCGAAAGACTTAACTCTAACGGAGAAGTAATAGCAAAAGGAGATAATACAGAGCCATCCTCATTTAAATGCTATTTTGAAACCAAAGATAGCGATGAAGGAAGCAGAAAGGTGTTTAATTATTTTCGCCCACTCGACCAAGCAAGATGTCAGCAGTTTGATATAGTAACAGACGGAAGCAAGAAAACGAGATATTATTGGCGACTTGTCATGTCTGTTGGTGAGGATTACATTGTACTTTCTAATTTAGCTAATGGAGGTATGGATTCCCTAACTACCTCTGAACCTTTGGTTGGAGATAATATCGTTCAGCTCGGTTATCAAGGTAGCGATGACCCAAACAGACAGTCAGCTATTATACTCTCATCTACATCAGATGATGCGCCAAGTCAGAAGATGTATCAGGGAATATCATCATTCTCCCTTGATGGTTGTCTGGTTAAAGATGAGGGGTATGATGCGGCAACTGGTGTATTCCATTGCAACATCTATGGCGACAGCTTTATAGGTAGCAAGGATGGTGGCTATTTCACCTACGATTCAAAGCATAAGAAAGCAACATTCAAAGGTACAGTGAATTTCGAGAGTGAATCTACTTTGCCGGACGGCTCATCAGTAAACGATATAGCCAAGAAGGACGATTTGCAGGATTTAAATATTAAGAGCGGTAATCTCTTGCGCAATACGTCCTTCTGCGGTGACTACGAGAGTATTGATATATCCGAAGATACCGAGATCTCTGAGAATAAGGAAACGTTCTCCGAAAAACTGAAATATTGGACGATGGAGAATGCCAGTGTGATTGATACCGAAGCCTCTACCAGCGGAAAGGCAGTACGGATAGGCGGAACATTATCTCAGCAACTTGCCCAGCCATTATTGCCAGGCAAGGCTTATGTGCTTTCCTTCAAAGGCAAGGGTACAACTGTTAGGGTAAGTGTCGGTGGTGAAACGCAGGATGTAGATATGACTTCATCCTTCGACAGGTACGAGCTGCATATTACTTGTTCTGACGCAGAAAACGATGTATTTTCTATGGATAGTACAAATTGTACTGTCTGTGAAATCATGCTTTCCTATGGCAAGCTTGCCCCTGCTTGGTCTCCTTCCTATTCTGATAATGATAAGTCGATGGCTGAGTTTCAGAGCTTGAAGTTCCTGACTGATGCTATCACGCAAGGTTCCACAACCATCGATGGCGGTTTGGTTATGTCTCAGCAGTTTAAAGTAGGCAATTACCGAGACAAGAAGCTCATTAAGGAAACTGGCGGTATGAGCGGCTACTACAATGACGACGATTCTCCTTTTCTCTGGGGCGGTGGAACACTCGAACAGGCTATCTACACCATTCAAAAGTACAAGGACAATCCGAATTACGAGCCTACTGCCGAGGAACTCAACAATCTCGCTAAATTCGTGGTCACACATGGCGGTAGAGCCATTCTTACTGACATCATCCTGAGAGGCATCATCTACGCGGAAGGGGGTGTGATGAAATCCGTCAAGTCGCCGAATGGCAACTTTGAGATTGATGAAGAAGGAAATGCCAAGTTCAAGGGTGATAGTGAGTTCGGTGGCAAGCTGGTTGGTGTGAGTGGAAGCTTCAAGAGGCTCAATTGTGTCAATAATAAAGGCAATGTCGTGGGAAGCATTGAATTTGGAAGCGATGGAAGGATGTGGTTCGATGGTGATATGTTTAGCCAAGGTTACAATAAAAAGGAGGACCGCAGCAACAGATTTTACACATCAGACGTGTGGTGCAGAGGAATGTTTGGACATCGTTCCAAGACGATGGCGATAGTCAAACAGGACTTGATGAAAGTCTTTACAAGGGGCACGGGTAAAGAACCAGTCGAGCATAAACTGACGCAGGGAATGACAACAAGCAGCAACACTTATTACGAGATACCGCTCTTTGCGCCTGGTGGCAATGACGACACCGCTGGTATGCCGATAGATGTAATCCTTTTCAACAATACAGCGGACTACTATTATTCATTCGTGGGCATGGACGATGGCAAGGAGTGGCGAGTGATTAACGGAAACGACCATCAGACTATACATTTCTGCGACATTGGAGGCTGGCATGAGCTGAAAGGTGGCGCAAGCGTGAATTGCATATACATACCCCCAGAATTCCTTACCCCAGTACCTTCATCCAGCTCGATTGGCCGAGGTGTGTTCTGGACTGGTGAGACAGACATGAATTGGGATGGAAATGGCAAATGATAATGATTAAGAATATGGAACAGTTAAATAAAACGCCTACTACGGGCAAGTTTGGCGACGTAGCAAAAACGATCGACACCAATTTCGGCTTGATTGTCACGAAGCTCATGGAACTGAGTGAGGCAAGCAAGGCGAAGGAGATGAATTGCGGTTTCTATTCATCAGAAGCCGAGTTAAAAACAGCTTATCCTAACCCAGACAAGGGCATGATGGCTTACGTAGGCAGCGGTACTGACTATACCGTCTATCGCTGTAAGACGGATGGGACGTGGACTGCTACCAGCGAGACCTTCAAAGTGAATATCTCGGTAGATTTATCCACCTATGCTACTAAGGATGCATTGGCGCAAGTCAAGGGTTCGGTAGATAATTTGCTGCTGGGTGCGGTGTATGGCGGTATCGCTGCAAGAACCACCAATCCTGGCACTCCGAAGACAAAGGTGTTCTATCTGCCTACCGAGGTAGGTGAATATCCTAATTTTGGCAATCTCTCTGTAGCAGAAAACGAAATCGCCTTCCTCTATTTTGATGGTACGAACTGGGCAAAGCATTCCGTCGATTTTTCATCTACTATCACTGAAATCAAGGAGAAAGCAACCACTGCTGCGACTGATGCAAGCAATGCGTTAAAAAAGGCAGAGGCGGCAAACAAAACGGCAGAGGCAAACAAACAGGCTTTGACTACCGCTACGTCCGATATTTCTACATTGAAGAAAAAAGTAGATGACATCCCTGCTACTATCACGAAGTTCGTGAATATGACGGAAGCAGCTTACGAGGCCTTGGAAACAAAGGACCCCGACACCTACTATATGCTTACGGAGGAATAGTCTATGATCAAGTTAGGAAATAAAGAAATCTCTGCTATCAGGTTAGGAAGTAATGTGATTTCGGCAGTGTATAAGGGAAGTGTCCTTATTTGGCAAGCTATCAGAAGTTGTTTCGGCAGCGGATGGTGGGTAAATGAGAAACCTTGGATTGATGATGAAACTTGGAAAAATTAATAAAATATGGCAACAGAAAAAATAGATAAGGAAATACCTGACCTCAATACCGATTGGGGAGGTTACTTGGGTAAATGGGTACAGAAGCTCATCAAGGACAACTTGATTTCCCTAAAAGATGGGAAGTTCGGTTATATTGACCAAGAGGTAGTGCCGGAGGGAAATAATTCGCACATCTATTGGAGGTTCTTTTCCGACGAGAATAGTTATCGTGAGTGGTATAATGACAAGGATAAGTATGCCGATAACGTCAAACAGTCGTATGACTTTGTTACCGCAAAGGCTGAACTCCAGTATATCCTGCGAACATCTATGGTAAAGAGACCTAATGATGTCATCGTAAAGGGAACAGAGTGTGTCGCAACCATCAATTACAATAGTTACTACGGAGAGCCTTCCGAAAAGGATGAGACAAGCGGAACTCTTGTGGTATCAGTAAATGGCGTTGATATTCCGGAACTGAAACAGACACTTGAAGCTTCTGGTACGGCAACTGGTAACAATTATAATGTTGATCTGACCAACTATCTTGTGTCAGAGACGAATACGGTAAAGATTACTGTGGCGAATACGCATGGCCAAAGCAGAACTTTCTCTTTCAGTATCAGAACGGTATCTATCAACCTCTCTTTTGATGCGAGTTATGTAGAAACTGCCGTAAGGGATGGAAAGTGGTCTTTGCGTGTGAATTGTCAGGGTGCGAATGCCACCGTCTATTGTAAGGTAAGCAATGGTAATGGCAGTGAAACCATGACTAAGACCATCAACAACTCGTCGGGTGAGTTTGTTATTGATTCAAAAGGTACTTATCTTGCGGGTAAGCATGAAATTGAAGTATGGGCAGTCAATTCAGAGTATGGCATCACAACAGACAAGATACGAACTTCCTATATCAAGAAGGGCAATACTCCTGCCATCGCTATAGGAAAAGACGCTCCTGTATCTGCTACCCAGTATTCCACTATTCAAGTACCTTATTATTTCTACCTTCCTGACAATGAGATTGGCTCACAGGTTGCAATCGAAATCAAGGTATTGTATAATAACAATACAGAGGAACTTGTTCTGACGGACCAGTTATGTACCGTAGATGATAACCATACATCAGGTGAGACACCTTTAAAGGCTACTGTACCGCTGGATTTAAATGATTATGCTCCAAAGATTAGCGTAGTCATATCCGTCGGTGAGGTAACTGCAACCCATGATGTAACAATCAAGGGTGCAGGAGTTACCTTGCAGCCGGTCAGCGAATGCAAGGTATATTACTCGATGAAGGGTAAGACTAACTCCGATAAGGGTATTGAGAACTTGGAGAGTTATTATGAAGGAGTAAGAACTTCCTATCTGGAGCGTTCTGCCAACTTTAAGTTGAATGCCTATAACGGATTCCTTGATGGAAAAGGTATGACCATCGGCGCTGGAAAGCATGTCACACTGAAAGACTGGCAACCATTTGCAGAGAACTTCGGTGTAAGTGGAAACAGGAAGGGAAGAGCCATTGAGATTGAGTTCGAGACAGGTATCTGTTCTGATGAGAATGCAGTTATCGTAGATTGCATGGATGAGACAACTGGTTTCCGCATATACGCTAACAGAATCGAGGTAAAATGTTCTACGGATAGTGTAATGACTTACTATCCTGAGACCAAGCGAATGAAATTCTCTTTGTCTATTGATGGAACTACTACTCATACGGTCAACAATCTTGGTGGTGGTGATGCAACAGAGAAGGACGTGAACTTGGCTTATCTGTGTCTGAATGGTGTATGCGTAAGAATGTTCGATTATTCTAACGCTAACTGGAAGCAGGGAACTCCAAAGGATATAGTCATAGGTTCGGATATGGCACAGGTCATCCTCTATTCTATAAGAGGATATGAGAAATCCATCAACCCTTATCAAGCCTTGGATAATTTTGCTTACGACACACCAGATGTTAATGATGTGTATGATAGCAACGGAATCTTTGATCATTACGGAAAGATTAACCTCGCCAAGCGCAACGATATTCTCAACAGCAGTGGCAATATTCATAACCCTGATGAGATTATATCCTATGAGAAGGTGAAAAAGGCGTTACCTCAATCCCCTATCATCGTATGGAATATCGACAACTTGCCTTACAACAAGAACAATGATGATGTTCCTATCAATGGTACGACCTTTGAAAATCCACTCTGGAATAAGGCTACTGATGGATGGGCGCAAGCTCCTTTCACCGTAGGCGCACACATGTTCAATGCCGATGGTACATCGTCTAATGGTTACCCTCTGCCATACAAGAATTTTGCCGAGATTTTTGAAACTGGCAATGGCGATTCTGTAAATATTGTTGTAGGATTGGTTGGTGAGACAGAGAACCATACTCTTTACTCCATTACTATTGGTGTAGAGACTGGTGAGAAGGAAATGGTTCACAAGGTAAACTTTGCTTCATCTGAAGGTATCTTCAATATTCATGCCATGAATATGTACCAGCAGATACTTCTTGCTTGTGCTAAAGGTAATGAATCGCTCTATACTGCCTATCAGAAAGAACAGGCAGATTTAGGTAAGGCTGTAACATACAGGAAGTCACTTAGTGGATTCCCTGAGATAGGATTCCGAAGAACCTCAACAAGTGGAACTGCTGCGCCTACCTTCCTCAGCATATATAATTTCATCAATAACAAATATTCTGCGTCTTTCCTTGGCTTCCCTGCAAAGGACTACATGAAGGCTCAGATATGGGAGATAGATGAGAATGTCAATATGTTCAATCAGGAGGCTGGAGACTATAGCGTTGATGGTGATTCATTGCAGAGTAGTGTGCTGACTGGTATTCCACTTTACTATGCGAGAGTACCAAAGAAGTCACCTGTCAATAAATCAAATAAACTGGGTGTAGCAAAGAAAACTACGGACAACATAGATGCTGCCAACCAGGAGCTTGCGGTAATCAAGCGTTTCCATAACTGGGTAGTTTCCACGAATGTACTCCTTGCTGAGAGATACAAGCGTGAGAATGGTGATTATGCAACACTTGAAACTCCAGTAGTCTATAATGGAACTACCTATAAGAAGGATAATCCTGCATACAGACGTGCAAAGTTTACAATGGAGACAAGTACATACCTGAGACTTGATAGTGCGATATTCTATTTCAACTTCTGTCAGTGGATTATCGGTATGGATTCCATGGACAAAAACATGAGTTTAGCATTTGATTCAATAACTTGGAATGAAGAATAATTATGGCAAAGACGGTAAAAGAAGCTAAGGCTGATATATTTCTGAGGGACACGGACAGCCAGTCCCTTTTCAATAACTCTGGTGTGTTATCGTTCAAATACTACCATGAGTGGAATGACTGTTACAATCAGGTAACAGGTGAGACTGCACAGATTGCTGGCGAGGTCTATGATGAAACAACGAACTCATACAAGCCTAATTGTCCGGAAGGTTTCTCTCCTGTATTTAATGGTAGACTGTCTGCCTTGTGGGATAATATTGTAAATTGTTTCCCTAACGAGGTGGAAGCGATGTATGCCAAGATGAGAGGAAATGGTCTTACTTATCAAGACATGCTCACAAAGTATAAGGATTTTTGGAAGTATTGGTGTGAGAATCTGTATAACGCAGATGCCTTCGGTTATGCTAACACCAACAACTTTACAAAGGCTTATGGCGATAAGGTGCAAGTGATGGACTACTTCTACGGCAAGCGTCAGAGATACCTTGACAGTAAGTATCATTGTGGCTCGTCTGTTGGCAATAACCTACGCTTGCGTTTATATGAAGTTGGTAGGGGCTTTGCCATCAAGCACTACCAAGCCATATATTGTACCCTACAGTGGGGTGTAGGCAACTTTGATGATCATCGTAATATCAAACCAGGCTCTTATTCTTATATGCCATTCAAGTTCTCTAACCCACAGGATGCAACCTTCGATATTGATGATGCAGACCTTATCACAGAGTTATCAACCTATGCCAAGGGGAGCAATGGAAATTACACCATCTATGGCTTAGAAGGTCTTGGTGACTTTAAGTTCGACCTCAATATGGGCTTATTAAAAAGGCTCACAAAGTTTGTCATGAACTATACCGCATCCAAGCCAAACACAAGGGAGACAGGAACGAGTTTTGACCTCAGTAACATGGGTATGCTGAGACAGGTGATTGTCAGGAACGTGAAGAACCTGAAAAAGAGTATCGTCTTATCCTCTGACCTCTTGGAGGAGATTGACTTTACCAATACTCCTATTACAGGTGTAACGACACCTCCTACCGATATGCTTACAAAGTTAGTTCTTCCTGATACTATCAAGGAACTCAACCTTGTT